TCAGCCGTAGCTGCCGACAGGGCAGTTGCGGCATTCACCACAGTTTCCACCAAGCCCCTCGACCAGTTCCCTCATCGCGGTGCTGGCTGCGGTGCGGGGGTGCAACTGCCGGGGGATCACGCAGACGATCCCTTTGTCGGTCTTGAGGGCCTGTCCTTCGAAGTTGGGCCCGTAGTCGACTATGAGCGCGTCCTGATACAGCATGGCTCCCCCTACTGTCCGGCAATGACGGGAGCCTCCAAGGGCGTAGTCAAACTCTGCCACGGAGTGACCCAGTTGAGGTCATCTATGGCCAAGTTACGTGCGCGATTTTTGGTAACAGTGGGGTAAACGCCAAAGGTTGTACGGCGGGCGAGGGTTTTTGCTTCAGAGCATCCCGTTGGCGCGCAGATCCTTTACGACCTTGTCGGCCAGCTTTTTGATCTCGTCCGACGTGAGGCCGCCAGCTGTCGCGATCGCGGCGAGCTTCACCACGTTGCGGGCCTCTTCGTCGAAGATCTCCGGCGGGAGCTTGGAGATCATCACGCTCGGGTCGCTTTTCGACGGGGAGCTCTCGATGGGCTCTTCGCCGCGAAGGATGGCGAGGCAGCCACCGGGTGCCCACTGGAGCAGTCCGTCGATCTTCTTGTAGTTCGTGGGGCGGATGGCTTCCCCTCGTTCGACCCGCTGCCAGGTGCCTTTGGATGTGCCGGCGGCCTTGGCGTTCTTGTCGTTGAGGGCAAGGCCGAGGTCGAGGCGGCGCTTGCGCGCGGCTGTCGCGAGGCGGTCTAGGTCACGGGGTGCCATGCCCTCATCTTGGCAGGACCGAGCGGGACCAGCCAGGACTGGGCCCCGATTGGGCTCAAAGTAATCCACACGTAACCCCAGGTCAGAGGTCATCTAGGGCTAAGTGATGTCCAAGTGTGGGTAAGTAGTGGGCATGTATGGCTAGACGACGTGGGCAACTATGGGTAAGTTCTACTCATGCACCAACCCCCAACCACTTTCGAAGTGGACGGGGCGGCCATATGCACCAAGCGCATGCAAGCGGGGATCGAAGTCCAGCAGCTCGCCAACCAGGTCGGCTGCACCGCCAGCTACCTGCGAAAGCTCGAAAGAGGCACCCGCTCCCGCATGAGCCCAAGCAAGTACGTCCGCCTCCGCACCGCTCTCAAAGCGACTGACGACGATCTCCTCGCCCCCACCGAGGACCGAACAGAAAGGAACCAGACGTGATGACCACCAGGGCCACCGACCAGCCGATCAAGCCCGACGACCTGAATGCCCCCTACTTCGACATTCGAGAAGCCGCCTACGTGATGCGCATCAGCGTGAAGACCCTCCGCCGGCGCATCAGCGCGGGACGCATCAGCGTCAGCCGCGAAACCGAGGGCGGGCGGATCACCGTCAGCCGCGAGGCGATCGACCAGTACTTCCGGGCGACGCAGGTGCACGCAGTGCCTTCCGCCCGGGTTGGCCGTCCGCGCCAGCACGCCGCCGCTGCCTGAGCAGCTGTGAGGCCGCCCCCGAAACGCCAGCCCCGGGAAACGGCCTCTGATCCACCCGAACATCCTCCGCGAACAGAGAGGTGGACCATGTCCATCCAACCATCCCAGAGCACCCCGCTGGTGTTCACCTTCCCGGAGACCGCGCAGCACGTGCGGTCCGTGATGATCGACGGCGAGCCTTGGTGGGTTGCCGCTGATATCTGCGCCGTGCTGGAGATCGGCAACCCCAGCCAGGCTGTCAGCTACCTGGACGAGGACGAGCGCGACTCCACCCTCATTAGTAGTGAGGGTGGCGGCCAGTACCGCTCCACGAACGTCATCAACGAGCCGGGCCTGTACTCGCTGATCCTCCGCTCGCGGAAGCCGCAGGCGAAGGCGTTCAAGCGCTGGATCACCCACGAGGTCATCCCCTCCATCCGCCGGACCGGTTCGTACTCCGCAGCTCCCCGCGAGATGACGAAGCTGGAAGCCCTCCAGGCCGCGATCGAGTCGGAGCAGGGCCGTCTCGCTGCTGAGGCTCGGGTGAAGGAGCTGGAGCCGGCCGCGAGCTCGTGGCAGACGTTGGCCTCCAGTGATGGCGACCTCTCGGTCGCGGACGCCGCGAAGATCCTGTCGCGCGATCCGTCGATCGAGACGGGCAGGAACCGGCTGTTCGGGATCCTTCACGAACTTGACTGGGCCTACGTCCAGAACGCGGACCACAGGTACCGGGCGAAGCAATACGCGGTGGAACGCCGCTGGCTCTCGGAGCTCCCGCAGTCATACACGCACCCGCAGACCGGCGAGTTGACGCTCGGAGCCCCGCAGGTGCGGGTGACGGTGAAGGGTCTGCACGAACTGCACAAGCGGCTCGGTGGCACCGGGTCGGTGCAGCTCCCGTCCGCCCCGTCGCAGCGTGAGGCAGGTGCCCTGTGAGCGCCGCCGACAACCTGATCGACGAGTACGGACGGGCTGACGCTGGCATGACCCCGTGGTCGCTTACGGAGCTGAGGCAGCACCTCGCCGCTGTACGCGCCGAAGCTCGCGAGGCGGCACTGCGAGAGGCCTACGCGGCGATTGAGAACCCGGAGGAGCGTCGCGCAGTCGGCGGCGGGCTGGGTTGGGAAACCGCACGCGATGTCGTGCACAACCTGATCCGCAAGACCGAGGGCGGTGCGTCGTGACTGCCGCCGACCTGTCCCGTGTAGACGTTCCGCTTGCCGACCTGATCGCCCGGGTCGATGCGCTGACCGCCGAGAGGCGGGCTCGTATGACCGCCGGGTTGCTGGCCGAGGACCGCCACCAGTGCGACCCCACCGACACCCTGTTCGCCACCCTCCCGTGCCCGCACCCCGAGCTGTGCTCGACGGCCGACGACTACCCGGGCTTCGACGCCTGGATCACCCAGCAGCAGAACCTCAACACCGCAGCCCGGAGGAACCAGTGAACGACACCACCGAATACATCTCCGGACTCCGACAGTTCGCTACCTGGCTGGAGGAAAACCCCACCGTGCCAGACCCCGGCGGTCAGAGGTTCCTCCTCCCGCTGAGCACGAACCCGGCCGTCGAGGAATTCGCCGCCGAGCACAACCTGACCGTGGCCACGGACGACGAGGGGAACATGTCGGCCGAGGTGACCTTCGGCCCGATCACGTTTCACGCCTACGGGTACGTCGACTTCGCCCAGACCGTAGCCGTGAGCGAGGAGCGGAATGCCCGCCGGTGGGCCGAGAAGAAGGGCCTGGAGCTGCGCAAGGCCGGGGTGACGGCATGAAGACTCTCAACCTCTCCTGGGGCGACCGCCCGATCGAGCTGGAGACCGAGGGCAATCGCACGTTCCTGCGTCTCGGTGCCGCTCTGCGAGTCGAGGTGACGGATGCGTCGCTGGACCAGCTGGAGCAGCTGGCCCAGGTGACCGCCGACCTGGCGGACGTCAGGCGGGACCGGATCCGGGCCGCCCAGGTGGCCGACGAGGTCGCGGCCGAGGACGGGTACCGGTTCGCCGGCGTTCCGTACAAGAGGCCGGTGGCGGCATGACGCCCCGCACGGAGACGGTGGCCGTCTCCCACCTCCTCTGCGACGACGCCCCGCCCGTCATCACCGGTGCCGTCGCCGACACCCTCGTCCGATCCCTGCGACTCGACCGCCCACGGGACCTGAACGCCGAGCGGAACTACGCGGACAGCGTCACCTCCGGGTACGTCTCCCTCCCCGCCGGCTGCTCGATCCCCGGGCCGGAGCCGACGGCGGACGAACTGAACCGCCTGTGGGCCGATTTGGCGCCCACCCCGTGAACGTCACCGCCACCGTCATCGGCCTCCTGTTCGGCCTGATGGCGGTGGCCCCCAGCCTCTGGACCTGGAAGGGCACGCCATGAGCCTCACGTCCGTCATATCCCGCAGCAAGCCGAAGTCGAAGCCTGTCCGGAAGCACCGCCTCGCCACCCGGATGGAACTGAAGCGGCAGCTACGGGACCAGCAGGAGCAGACGTCGCAGGCGTTCGGTCAGCTGATCGGGGCGGGCGACACCATCGCCACCCTGGAGCACCAGCTGGTCGACGTTCGGGCCAAGCGGGCGGAGGCCGAGCAGGTCGTGGTGTGCCTCGCCGCCGACCTGGACGAGCGGACCGGGGAGCGCGACCAGGCCCTCGCTGAGATCGACCGGCTCCAGGCCCTCCTCGCCCCGTTCCTGGCTGCGGAGGCGAACGCCAACGCGGTCACCGTCCCGGCCCCGATCCGCGACACCGCGAAGTTCGAGGACCAGGCGACCGCCCCGATCAACGTCCGCCCCCTGTGGGAGGCGATCGGCCCCGTGGTCCGCACCGAGGGCAGCACCGACCCGGCGCACCTGCCCGCCGCATGAGACCCGCCGGGCCGCGCGGATGACACCGGTCGCCGGCCCGGCGCACCAGAACACCCCGCGAGTCGAAGTCGCGGGGCGTCCACCACCAGCATCCCAGAGAAGGACGCCATGAACACCAAGTCGACACCGACCCAGCGGGCCGCTCACCTTCGAGCCCAGCGTGAGGCGAACGGCGAGAACGTCAGCCACCTGTCCGACCTCGACCTCCTCAACGACCACATCGAGCAGCGCGCCGCCGAACAGACCGACACCCGGGACCGGTACATGGGGCTGCTGCGGGACCAGCGGCTGAATGAAGACCGGGTGCGCGCCTCGGCGAACCAGACGTTCAAGGAGCGCATCCAGGTCATCGCGGCCGGCGCGGTGGAGCGGCAGCTGCGGGAGATGGGGCGTCTGGTCTCCGCGGTGGAGGCGCTGCCGGCCCAGCCGAAGCCCGAACGTATCGACGGGGTCCGCGAGGTCGCGTCCAGCGTCAAGCACATGCTGCGACTCCTGGGTGAGGACAGCGCGGAGTGGAAGCTCGACAACAACTACGACCTCGTCAACGGCGCCAGGCACGTCCTCGGCGTCCTCAAGGCCCGCGACGGCATCCCTGCCGACGAGGTGATCCGCCTGGTCGGCGAGGCGCTCACCCCGAACGGCAACCTGCGCGACCTGTTCACCGTCGCCGACACCGGCGTTCTGAAGCCCGAGTTCGCACGTCAGCAGCCGTCGTTCCTCGGCCCCGACTGGGTGGACCGCAACGGGCACTACGCCTACGAGCCGGACGGCGCCGGTGCCCGGGTCGTCGCCTTCAACCTCGGGAACGCCTGGTACCTCGACCTGTACTCGCCGACCGGCGCCCTTCTGGCCTACGGCCAGACCGCTGAGCAGCAGGTCGCTGACATCGCAGCGGTCCTGGTGGCCGCGGCCCCGGACATGGTCGGCGACGGTGCGCACGCCTGGATGCGTTTCGAGCGCACCGTCACCCGCCTGATGCAGGCGACCGCCGCGTAATCCACCTGCCGAACCGAAGGGAATCCCCATGTCTGACTACACCCAGCCCGCCCTGTTCGACGAGGCCGAGGTCGTCGGCACCGGTCGGCCGGTGCCGTGGCCCCACCTGGACGAGGCGACGGCGGACGTAGCCGCCCAGGCCGACAAGCCGTTCAAGATCGAGCGGCTGGACGTTCAGCTGCCCTTCGAGGACGCCGCCTGATGCGTGCCACCGCCCCCCAGCCGGAGCTGGCGGCAGCCCTGAAGGGGGTTGCCCGCCAGATCCCGGCCAAGCCCCTTCAGCCCGCCCTCCTCGGGGTGCGACTCGAAGCCACCGACGGCCAGATCCGGGTGAGCGCCTGGGACGGCGCGACCGCGGCTCACGCCCACGTAGACGCCGATGTCGACGAGCCCGGCGTGATCATTGCGCCTGGCCAGATGCTCGCCGACGTCATCGGCAGCCTCGCCAAGGCGGACGTTGCGCTGGAGGCCCGCGAGGAGCTCCACGTCCACACCGACCGGGCGGAGTTCTTCCTCCCGACATCATCCGCCCACGACTACCCGACGCTGCCTGCCCTGCCCGACACCCAGGGCACTGTCGACGGGGCCGAGTTCGGGGCCGCATACAAGCGGATCAAGGCCGCCATCAGTCGTGACGCGCAGGGCCCCACCGTCGGAATGCGTGGGGTTCGGATCGTCGTCGACGACGGCGAAATGCAGCTGGCGGCCACCGATCGGTACCGCATCGCCATCGCCTACCTCCCATGGCAGGGCGACACCATCAGTCCGGCCATGGGCGTCGTCCCCGGCAAAGTGCTCGCCGACAACGCCGCAGTGTTCACCGGCAAGCTGCGCGTCGGACTCCCGGCCAACGGGTCCGGGGTCGCCGCGCTGATCGGGGACAGGCAGTTCGTGTCCACCACGCTCATGGACTGGGGGACGTTCCCGCCGGCTCTGGACTCCGTCATTCCGAACGGTGACGCGATCACCGGCACCCTCATCGTCGCCGCCGAGGATCTCAAGGCTGCCGTTGAGTCCGCCACGGCGGTCGGTGTACCCAGGCACATCTTCCTGACCATCACCGGCGACCGCATCGCAGTCCGCGGCGAGGGCGAGGGTCGCAGCCGGCTGCAGGTCGACGCCAGCTACGACGGCGACCTCGACAGCATCGAGCTGAGGGTCAACCCGCTCTACCTGCTGGATGCGATCAACCAGTTCACGGGGCCCATCCACTTCGAGCTGACGACCCCGACCAGGCCCTTCCTGCTCCACCAGCCCGACGACACCACCTACCGGCACGTCGTCATGCCGCTCCAGCCACTCAGCTGACCCGCCTCACGTGAAGCGCCCCCGCCGAGGCAAGCGGCGGGGGCACCCACCAGCAATCATCCCAGGAGAACCCCGTGATCACGATCGCCGACCACTCTCTCAGCCGAATCGTCGCGCAGACCAAGCCCCACATGGGGGGCCGCGACGACTCCGAAGCCGTCCAGGTCATCACCTTCGAGTTCACCGACGGCCACCTCTACACCTGGGCCACCAACCGGTACACCCTCGCGGTAGCCCGCACCCAGGCCAAGGGGGGCGACAAGCCGTGGGTGGCGGTCATGGGCCGTCAGCAGATGCCCGAGCTGGCAGCGGCAATCCGCCTCCTGGACGCCATGCCGATCAGCGTGGAACGCGAAGAGGGCCACCTGATTCTGTCCGGTGCATCTGGCAGCCGCATCGCCATCGAGCTGCAGGACAACCGGCAGTTGCTCGACTGGCGCAAGGTCGTCGCCGCCGCCGTCGAACGGCCCAGCGCCGCCAAGCCCATGGCTCTCAACCCGAAGTTCTTCGCGGCATGGAGGAACCTTCCGGGACCGGTGCAGATGTGGTCGTCCGGCGACCAGAAGGCCGGGGTCATCATCGCCGCGGACTTCATCGGCCTGCAGATGCCGATCAACCCGAGCCCTGAGGCGGCCAACAGTCTCCAGCGCGAGCTCGACAGCTGGAAGCCGGCCGAGCCGGCCCCGCTGGCCGCAGCCGCCTGACCCACCGACCGGCAGGCGTGTGAGCCCGGCTCCGTCTGCCCGCTGCGGGCCGCCCCCCCCTGGCGGCCCGCAGCAACCCCGAACCAGGAGAACCACATGATCGCCTGCGTCCGCTGCGACGACACCAACGGACCCTTCAGCCGCGAACCCGAAGGCCCCGTCTGCGAGAAGTGCCTCGACGAACAGGACGGCCAGCGATGACCACCACCCTCGAACCCCCGGTCACCGAGGCCCCCGCGCTGGGCATCCACACCGACCTGTCGAACACCGACTACCACGCCGATAAGACGTCCCTCTCCTCCTCCGGCGCCCGGAAGCTCCTCGCCCCGTCCACCCCCGCCCACTTCCGGTACGAGCAGGACAACCCGCAGCCGGCGACGAAGACGTTCGACTACGGCAACGCCGCCCACAAGCTCGTCCTCGGCAACGGGCCCGAACTCGTCGTCATCGAGCACGACATGTGGAACACCAAGGCCGCCAAGGCTGAGGTCACTGAAGCCCGCAACCGCGGCGCCATCCCGCTCAAGCAGCGCGAGATGGACATGGTCACCGGGATGGCCGCCGCGATCCGCCAGCACCCCCTGGCTGCGGCGCTCCTCGACCCCGCCTACGGGGCCCCGGAGCAGTCCGGGTTCTGGATCGACGGGCCGACCGGCATCCGCCGCCGGGTGCGCTTCGACTGGCTGCCGTCCATCCAGTCCGGTCGGCTGATCATCCCCGACTACAAGACGGCCGATGACGCCTCCGAGGAGGCCATGCAGAAGGCCATCGCCAAGTACGGCTACAACATGCAGGCCGACTGGTACGAAACGGCCGCCCGCGAGCTCGGGCTCGGTGGCCAGGACGCCGAACTCCTCCTGGTCGTACAGGAGAAGAAGGCCCCATACCTGATCAACGTCATCGGCATCGAGTTCGGGTCCCGCGTCATCGCCGGCGCCAAGAACCGGGCCGCAATTGAGAAGTTCGCCGAGTGCATGTCCACCGGCCACTGGCCCGGCTACGCCGACGACGAACCCAACTACCTCCCCCTCCCCGCCTACGCAGAGAACCGCGACAAGGAGACGTACCTGTGAACTTCCCCGCCCAGATGCCCACCGCACCCGGAGCCGACCGCATCGGCCAGGGCACCGCCGTCGAGCAGTCCCGTGCCGTCGCCGAGGTCCAGGCCGCCATCTACGTGGCCCGCCAGTTCCCCCGCGAGATCGGCCGGGCCCGCAACACCATGCAGGCTGCCTGCCAGTCCATGGCCCTCGCCGGGAAAGCGTTCTACCGGTTCCCGCGGGCTGGCGGCGCCGTCGAAGGCTCCACCATCCACCTCGCCAAGGCCCTCGCCCAGTCCTTCGGGAACCTCCAGTACGGGGTCACCGAACTCCGCCGCGACGACGACTACCGCCAGTCCGAAATGCAGGCGTGGGCGTGGGACGTCGAGAACAACACCCGCCACGTCCTCACCTTCATCGTCCCGCACGCCCGGTTCGCGAAGGGCAAGGTCGAAGCGCTCATCGACCTGCGGGACATCTATGAGAACAACGCCAACAACGGGGCGAGGCGTCTCCGCGAGGCGATCTTCGCGACGCTGCCGGACTGGTTCATCGAAGAGGCCGAAGGTATTTGCCGCCAGACCCTGAACAACGGCGACGGCAAGCCGCTCCCGGAGCGCATCGAAGGCGCCGTCCAGGTCTTCGCCGGCCTCGGCATCACCGCGGACCGGCTGGAGCAGAAGCTCGGCCGGAAGCGCGACCAGTGGACCGGCCCGGACATCGCCCAACTGCTGATCACCCACAAGTCGATCCAGCGCCGCGAGATCGCCGTCGAGGACGAGTTCCCCCAGGCCCGCATCACCGCCGCGGAGATCAAGGGCAAGGCCCCGACGAAGACCGGTGGCAACACCTCGCCGCCGGACGACGACCCGTGGGCCGGACAGGAAGTCCGCAAGCCCGGCTCCGGCAACTAGCCCGCACACAACAGGCCGCCCCCGCGGGCAATGCGGGGGCGGCCCACCGGAAGGAAACCACAGATGACCACCGAACAGGCCGAGCCCGAGACCACGTCCACCACTCTCCAGGACATGCGGGACGTCAACACCCTGCTCCGCCGCCGCAACAGCGCCATGCAGGAACTGATCGCCACCCACATCGCGAAGGCGCTCGACAGTCGCAAGAAGGAGCGATGGGACGCTGCCATCGAACTCGTCGAGGCCCTCAACGACGCCGACGTCAGCGTCTACCCGCTCGTCGACAAGTGGCTCGCCGACAACGGCTGGGACCCGAGGGCCGCATACAAGCCTCTGGCCGGCAGTGGCGGATGGATTGGGTCGATGGCTAACGCCGACGACCCGTACACGGCGGCGGAGAAGGCTTTCGCCCGTGAACCGTGGGGCCCCGGCGTCACCCGAGACCAGGCCATGGCCAACGTCGTCACCCCTCACCTCGCCGAAGCGCTCCTCGACGGCAAGAGCGAGGAAGTCCGCGCCTGGGCCCGAGGCCTCGCCCACGAGCTGAAGCGCGAGCGCATCGACCTGCTCGACGACATCGGCCGCCACATGCAGCGCATGGCCCTTGGCGAACCCAGCAGCGAGATCCCGTCCTAGCCCACCCGCACTTCGGGGCAGCCCCGTACCCGATATACGGGGCTGCCCCACCCGAGAAGGGAACCACGCCATGGCCCGCCTGTCCGTCGCCGAACGTCACGCCGCCGCCACCAAAGACCTCCTCCTCACCGACATAGCTAGCCAGTCCGCCTGGGACCAGTTCCTCGTCGAGCAGGCCGTGTACGCCGTCGCCCTCAACGAGCAGGACTTCAGCTGCAACCTGCTCCGAGACCTCCTCCCCGAGCTCGGCCACGGCTTCCTCGGCGCCGCGATCAACGCCATGCGGCAGGGCGGGCTCATCGAGCACACCGGCCAGTACGTGCCGTCCACCAGCCAGGCCACCCACGGGCACCCCATCGCGGTGTGGCGGATGTCGATCAAGGGTTCCGAGGTTGCCGCCCAGCGGCGGGCCCGAGCCCAGGGGGGGGCGGCATGAACGGCCCCTACCTCGCCCTCGTCCTCGGCCTGGGCTCCCGCGCGTGGACCGACCGCACCGCCATCGACACCGCCCTCACCGAGGTGTGGCACGACGCCCGCCAGGACGGCTACAGCGGCATCGAAGTCATGGAAGGCACCGCACCGGGCGCCGACCGCATGTGCGGCGACTGGGCGAAGGCCCGCTTCGAGCACGGCGTCGGCCACCTCCCCGTCGAAGCCGACTGGGAAGGCCCCTGCCCCGACAGCTGCCCGCCCGGCCACCGACGGACCCGGCGCGACGACACCGAGTTCTGCCCGCTCGCCGGACACCGCCGCAACCAGAACATGGTCGACCGCCGCCCGCTCATCGCCCTGGCCTTCCAGGTGGGGGAGTCCACCGGCACCGCCGACTGCCTCCGCCGGCTGAAGAAGGCCGGCATCCCCACGAGGCGGTGGCCGGCATGACCCTCTGGACGCTGGCCACCCTCCTCATCTGGGCCGCCACCCTAGGCGCCCTCATCGTCACCGCCACCAAATGGGCCCTGTTCGCGGCCGTCGCCTACTGGGCCCTCCACCTCGGCACCCACCTGGCCGTCCGTGCCATCGGGAGGCGGACGTGAAGCCCCGAGACAAACCCCGCCAGCGCGGCGAGCTCGGCACCCCACGCGAAGTCGCCGCCGACCAATGGCTCGCCGCCATCCGCAACATCCCCGCCGCCCCCGACAACTGGGCCGGCACCGACCTGGACACCGCCAGACGCTGCGAACACATCTGGGACACGCCCGCCAACAACGCCCACAAGGAGGGCCGATGACCACCGACCAAGCACTTCGCGAAGCCACCTGCCGATGGGCGCGACGCCGCAACCGGCTCATCGCATACGGCCAGTGGCAGCCGTTCGTCGACGCCGAACCCGCCCGCCAGCACGTCCTCACCATCCGCGCCAACACGGGCATGTCGCTCGCGAATCTCGCCGCGGTCACCGGGGTCGGCATCGGAACCCTTCAGCACCTGATCTACGGCTGCACTGGCTACCCGCCCGCCAGGCAGATTCGCCCCGAGAGCTCCACGGCCCTCCTCGACTACTGGCCCACCCTCGACGACTACATCAACGGTGCCGTAGTCGACGCAACCGGAACCCGGCGCCGCATGCAGGCTCTGGCGACCATGGGCTGGGTCTCGGCCGCCGTGCAGAAACGAATCGACTTCATCAGCGTCAGAGCCGTCTCCAACCTCAAAGGCAGAGACCTGGTGACAGCGCGCGTCGCCCGAGCCGTCAGGGACTTCTACCAGACAGTCTGCGGCAGTCCGGCAGAAGCGCACGGCGTCGCGCCGGCCGTAGCCAAGCAGGCCAGGAGTCACGCCCGGAAGAACCAGTGGGCCGGGCCAAGCACCTGGGACGACGACACCATCGACGACCCGCAGGCCACCCCTGAGTGGACGGGGCACTGCGGCACGATGCGCGGCTGGAAAGCCCACCGGGAGCAGGACATCCCGATGTGCGCAGCCTGCCAAGCCGCCTGCGACCGGAAGCAGGAGCGGGAGCAGGCCAGGGCCCTGTGCGGGGCGGCTTCCTCCCTCGATGGGCAGGTGGCGGCATGAGCGACAACCCGAAGTGGTGGGAGTCCGCCCTCTGCGCCCAGACCGACCCGGAAGCCCACTTCCCCGAGGCCGGCAACAGCAGCCGGGATGCGAAGAAGACCTGCGGGGCGTGCGAGGTGCGCCCCGAATGCCTGGCCTACGCCCTCAGCAGCGGCCAGCGCTACGGGGTGTGGGGCGGGCTCGGGCAGCAGGAACTCCGCCGGGCCGCAGCGCGCAAGCAGACCGCATGACAACGGGCGGGCCACCACACGTGGCCCGCCCACAGGCACGACAAAACCCCGCCGCGGCGGGGGAGGGAGGAGGGGACGTGACGTCAGTCCTCGGCGGCCGGCTTCTTGCGGCGGACGACGATCTTGCGCTTCTTCGGCGTGAAGTCCGGGTCCGTCTTGGGGCCCTCGGCTGCAGCAAGAGCTTCGCTAAGGATGCGCGCCTGGGACTTGACGTCGGGCTTGTCGCCGGCTTCGAGCTTGCGGACGCGTTCGCGCAGCGCATCAAGTGTTGCGGCGTCGTGAGCGGCCTGTTCGTAGAAGTCGGGCGTGACGACGTAGGCCTGGCGGGCTCCGCGTTCGGTGAAGGCGCCGACCTTTCCGCCGTACCTGACCTCGCGAATGAGGCTGGTCAGCAGTGCTCGCGCGTCGGTCATGCCGACGGTCGCGACGCCGTCGTCTGCGGTCTCGATGCCCTTCCCAGTAGCCATGGCCAGAGTGTAAGCCATCTCCAGAACTTCCTTCCTGTTCATCCTCGCCAACCTTTAAAGAAGTGTGGCAGAGTAGACCCCAGGAACGCCAGACCTAGCCGACTGCGGATCACGAAAGAAGAGGCCCACAAGGGCCTGGTTCCGTGCGCCCACTCGGCCCCCGCCACCCGTTCCGCGAGAGGGATCGAAATGACCATCGCCGACGACCTGAACCTCATCGGAAACGACCAGCTGAAACGGCGTGTACGCGCCGCCGAATCCGTCGCCTGGCAGGCACTCAACATCACCCCCAACCCCGGCGAGACCGCCACCGAAGTCCTCGCCCGCATCCGCTACTCCGCCGAGCGCGACCACCCCGAACTGATCCTCCGGCGTGAGCACAGCCGCCAGGAGATCCTCCCCATCGCCGACGACTGCGGCTGCGACCCGAACAGCGACGGCTACGACGACGACCACTGCGAATCCGGCGAAGCAGGCGAGTACCTGTGTGCCCGCCGCCACCTCGGCTGGGTCTGCGGCACCTGCATCAATAAGGGCGACGACGGCCCCAGCTGGCGACCCGACCGCTACGAGTGGCCCTGCCCCACCGTGACCGCCCTCGACGTCGGCGATTCACAGGACGGCAAGCGATGACCAACCTCAGCCTCTGCTCCGGCTACGGCGGACTTGATCTTGCCGTCGAGCAGATCACCGGCAACAAGACCCTCGTCTACGCGGAAAGCGACCCCTACGCCTCCGAGGTCATGGCCGCCCGCTTCCCGTGGGCCGTCAACCTCGGCGACATCAAGACGGCCGACTGGGCCGGTCTCGCCCATAACAACACCTTCACCACCATCACCGCCGGCTTCCCGTGCCAGGACATCTCCTCGGCCGGCCGCAGGAAAGGAATCACCGGTGCCCGCTCGGGAATCTGGAAAAACGTCGCTCAAGCTGTGGGCGTCATTCGACCGCGCTACGTCTTCCTGGAAAATGTGGCGGCCATCAAAGCGCGCGGCCTCGACGTCGTCATCGCCGACCTGGCCCAAATCGGGTATGACGCGCGCTGGACATGTCTACGAGCTGGCGACCCCGCGGTCGGCAACCCGACGCCGCGCGACCGGTGGCTCTGCATCGCCTATCCCGCTGCTCAAGACCCCGACAGCGCAGCTTGGCGTGAACGGTGGGCCACAGCACCCGGACAAGCGGAAAGCGGGCGGGCACGGGCCGACCTTGGAGGACGAAGTGGTGTTCCTGCTTCCGACACCAACGGCACGGCTGGGCGACTCGACCTCGCGGGGAGCGGACCCCGCCCGGTACAAGGGGCCGAAGTCACTGAACGGCAGGCGCAGCAACCTGGACGACTGCGTGGCGGCAGTGGAGGCGAAGTCCCCCTGGCTTGGGGTGCTTTTGAACCCGCCATCCGACGCTGGGAAGCCGTCATCGGGCGCCCCGCACCCGCCCCTACGGAGCCCGGGATCCGAGGAAACCGCCGCCTGACGCCGCTCTTCGTCGAGTGGCTTATGGGCTGCGACGAGGGATGGGTCACCGACCTCGACCTGCCACGGAACAAGCAGCTGAAGATCCTCGGCAACGGCGTAGTCACCCGCCAGGCCGTCGAAGGCTACCGCCGGCTGCTGTGCGCCGACATTGAGGCGATGACCGCGTGACGCCCCGCCCGGACCCCGCCCCCACCTGACCCGACCGCGGGCCCCACACCGCTGACAGCCCGTACCTATCCGTACCGCCAGAAGGAAGACATCCGTGGGTATTCGCCTGTTCGTCGAGGTGCTGGAACACGCACCCGACTCCTTGACGTGGCGTGAGCGGTACGTCCTTTCCGTGCTGGCGGAGAACGCCAACGACGGCACCCGCGAGTGCTGGCCCGGCATCGAGGACGACCCGGTGATCGCCCGCCGTATGCGTATCCCGGGCCGCTCCAGCCGCTACGAGGTGCTGCGCGCACTGCGGGAGAAGAAGGCCCTGGAGACCGTCTCCGCCGGCCGCCGCGGGCACCGAGCCGTCTACCGCATCCCCACTCTTGGCCCCGCTTTGGGTCCGGGAACTACGGACCCTAACGTCTCCACAGGGTCCGGAAACTCCGGACACAGCGTCCAGGAACCCCGGACCCTAACCGCAGAAAAGGGTCCGGAAACCACGGACCCTAACTCTGAGAAAGGGTCCGGGAACGACGTAGTTAGGGTCCGGGAACGACCGCTACAGGGTCCGGAAACCACGGACCCCTTCCCCTCAGTCCCCTCAGTCCCCTCAGCTAGCAAGCAAGAGGGCCCGGTCGAAACGTTCGGCATCCCGGAAGCTGCCCGCCCCCTCGTAGACGGTGTGACCGCAGCCGGAGTAACTGTCCGCTGGCCCTTCCGCGGCAACAGCTGGTTCCCAGTTCTCGCCATGATCAGCAAATCCGGCGTGAACGCCATGGTCGAACACGCGATCACCGCCGCCAGCCGAACGCGCGTCGAGTCAGCGAACTACTTCCTCAAGGGCTGGGGCGAACTACCGCCCCTCCCGCCCCCAGGCGCCCAACGGCCCGCGCTCCGCTCCGTGCCCGCCACCCGCTCCACCACCGACGAACGCGTCGCCCAGGGCCAAGCCCTTGCCGCGAAGTTCCGCGAAGAAGAACGCCGAGCCCTCGAAGCCGGCCACCACCCCCAGGAGACCGCGTGACCCTCGCCGAAACGGCAGACCTTCTGTCCATCGCCGCCGGAATCGACCAGCGAACCATCGGCGAATCCGACGTCCGGGCCTGGCAGATGGTCCTCGACGACATCCCGTTCCACGCCGCCCATAGCGCCCTTCGCGACCACTACCGGTCCACCACCCGGCGCCTCACTCCAGCCGACATCGTCCAGCGCACCAACCCTCGCGGCGGCTACGAAGCCAACGCCGAGAAAGGGATCTTCTAAGTGATCGCCGACCAGTACGCGCCCGAAGACACCAACGTCCTCGAAGGGACCGTCTTCGAGCGCACCCCGCCCAACGACATCGCCGCCGAGATGTGCGTCCTCGGCTCCTGCATCCTGTCGCCGATCGCCTGCCGCCTGGTCCTCGACATCCTCGACCCCGCAGCGTTCTACCGGCCGGCGCACACCGTGATCCTCCTCGGCATCGCCGAAATGCACGCCGCCAAGCAGCCCATCGACCCGGTCACCCTCAGCAAGCACCTCGCCGACCGCGGCGACCTCGACCGGGTCGGTGGCTGGCAGTACCTCACCGAACTCGTCAAGGCCGTCCCCACCGCGGCGAACGCCGACTACTACGCCGACATCGTCCAAGACCGCCACCTGCGTCGCGCCCTCATCGGCATCGGTACCGCCCTCGTTCAGATGGGCTACGCCGCAGACGACGCCACCGCCGAGCTTGTTGAGCGGGCCGTCACTCTCACCCGCGAGCTCCGCGACCAGGGCATGGCCACCGAAGACCTTCCCACCGAAGACATCCTCGACTTTGTCCAGCACGAGGACACCCACGACTGGATCGTCCCCGGTCTCCTGGAGCGCCAGGACCGGCTGATCCTCACCGCCTCCGAGGGCGGCGGGAAGTCCACCCTGCTCCGGCAGCTGTCCGTCACCCTCGCCGCAGGCATCCACCCCTTCCGTACCTGGGAAACCATCAAGCCGATCAAGGTGCTCACCCTCGACTGTGAGAACGGGGCACCCGCCTCCCGCCGCAAGTTCCGGCCCCTCCTCGACTCCGCCGCGGCTCTGGAACTCCCCGTACAGCGAGGCCAGTTCCACATCGAATGCAAGCCCGAAGGGCTCGACCTCACCCGCCCCCAGGACCGGGCGTGGATGATGCGCCGCGTAGAAAAGCTCAACCCCGACCTGCTGATCATCGGCCCGATCTACCGGCTCCACGCGGGCGACCCCAACAGCGAAGAACTCGCACGCAAGGTCAGCGTCGTCATCGACGAAGCCCGCGGCACCGCCGGCTGCGCCGTCCTCATGGAAGCCCACGCCCCCCACCACAACGGCATGGGCCAGCACCGCAACCTCCGCCCCCTCGGCTCCTCGCTGTGGATGCGGTGGCCCGAGTTCGGCTTCGGCCTTCGCCCCGTCGAGGACGAGAAGTCCGCGGCCAACGCCGAAGGTGCCCGCGGCCGGCGCGTCGTCCCCTGGCGCGGTATGCGGGACGAGCGGGACTGGCCCCAGTTCATCAAGCAGGGCGAGAAGTGGCCCTGGACCTCGTACACCCCCATCGACGCCGACCAGTACAGCGGCTTCTCCCCGACAGGAGCGATCTGGTGACCATCCAAGACGACTGGCACAACTGGACCGTCGGTGAGGCCGTCGAGACGGCCATGCACCAGCAGATCACCCGCGCGGGCCACGTCCCAGGCCAGCCCGGTGCGCTCGACGGTGGCATGACGATCGAGGCGCTCCCCACCTGGTACGGCGGGACAACGTTCCGGTCCGCCCTGGAAGCGTCCTGGGCCGCGACCCTCGACACCCTCCGCATCGCCTGGGAGTACGAGCCCGAGACGGTGACCTTGCCGTCCGGGGCCACGTACATCCCGGACTTCAAGCTCCCCGACATCGGAGCCTGGCTGGAGGTCAAAGGCACCGGCGTACCGCGGGTCGAGAAGGCCATCGAGTTCGGGAAGTCCCTCGCCTGCGACTGCGACTTCCGCTCCTGCGCCTGCTGGTGGCGTGGCGGCGAGCTCGTCGTCATCGGCCACCCGCCGGCCCCGTACAGCGCATGGTCCGACCCGCAGTTCGCCGACGTCGAGAACATCAACTACCGGGCGATGGCCAACGCTCAGCGGCGCCACGGCGGCCACCCCAACTGGACGTCCACCCGCGGCCGAACCCTGTGGCTGACCCGCTGCCAGGACTGCAACCGCGGCACATGGTTCGACTGGGGGCAGTGCCGCGCCTGCCACGGCCCGCTCGCTGGCACCCGGGGCTACCGGCCCGGCGAGGCCGGCGTCGAGTTCCGGCGGATCACCGGGCCGAAACCCGCAGGTGACGAGTCTGCGGAGGCCGCCTGATGCGCACGTTGAACCCCGACTCGGCGGGGGACCGGTCGTCGGGTGGGGCGCGGGCGCGAGGCCGTGACGCCCCCGTCGCGGGCCAGAACGCGGCCTCTCGCGGCCGAACAGGCTTCCAGCGCCCCGGAGTCCCAGTGGGGCGGAGAGCGCCAGGGAGACGCCCAGCGGGCCGATCCGACCTCAGAGCAGATCCCCGGGCAGACCGAACTGCCCCTCGTCTACCGGCAACCAACCCTCTGGAGCTTGTGATGAACACCAGCCTCGCCCCTGCTCCCGTGAAGGCCACGAACGGCGGCAGCGACCTCGACCACATCTACTGCTGCGACCCGGACCTGGCCCTGTGCGGCACGGACGTGAGCGACGTCCCGGAGATCGACGCCGACAGCGACATCAACTGCGTCGTGTGCGCCGACCTCGACGGCGGGCCGTGCTCGCCGAACTGCACCCCGTGAACGCAGTACCGGCTGCCCCCGTTGGACCCGGGGGCAGCCGGCCCGCCCACCGTACCGATCACCTGGAGCCCCTGATGCCCAACCCCACCCCCGCCGACCTGCTGCGCGCCGCCGCCGTGCGTGCCCGGCGGACCGGCGACCCTCTGCAAACCGACCTGGCCCTCCTGCTGGAGGCGGTCTCCAACTCGGACGACGAGACGCTGAACGACCCGTGGTCCGACCGGCACGACGGGTGCGGCCGGGAGTACTGCGTACCCGCCGCTGCCCTGGCGGTGGCCCGGCAGCTCCTCGGCACCACGAGTGAGGACGACCGGGCCGCGACCGAGAAGAAGCTGGGGGCCCTCCAGCGGCGCCGTGACGAGGTGGGCGCAGAGTGCAGGCGGCGTGGCAGGCGGGTGCTGGAGCAGTCCGAGCAGATCCTCGCTCTGGAGCGGTCCCTTGACGAGGTCCGGCGGCAGTTGGGCCAGGAGATCCTGCGGGCGGGCGAGGCTGAGGCTGCGCTGAACGCCGCCCCGCCCGCGCCTGCCGACCGGGCCGCGATCGAGGCGCTGGCCGCCGAGTGGGAGAAGCGCGGCGAGTACGGCGACTCCAGCATCACCGACCGCGCACGGGAGCTCCGGGCCGTGCTGGCCGGTGAGGCTGCCGCCGGGGTGCAGCCGCCCACCACCACCGCCGACCGTGCCGCCGCGCTCGGCATGACCCCCACCGAGTACCGGCAGCACAGCCACACCACCGCCGTCCAGCAGATCCAGGCCGCCGCCCAGGGCCTGTTCGCCGGGACCGCGATCCGGGTCGCGGACGCCCTGAAGGAGCCGGACGAGAACGAGGCGGAGCCCGAGCCGCTGACCGAGGAGCAGCTCATCCGGCAGCACGTCACCACCGTGCACCTCATCGGCGACCAGCTCGCGAACGTCGAGTCGTGGCTGTGGCAGCAGCTGGCCGACGCACGCGACACCACCCCGCCCGCTGCCCCTGCCGCGCCCGAGGAGCCCACACGATGACCACGCCCGAGGTGCGGCCCCTGTCCTGCACCAGGTGCGGTGGTCAGTGCGGGGTCGTCGAGGACTACACGCTGCGAAGCGACCTGGGCCCCGCCGTCATCAACGAGGACGGCGTCATCCAGCCTCAGTCGCCCGACACCGACGAGGAGTTCGGCTACAAGCTCGACCCGCGCCTGATCCGTTCCCGCGCCTACTGCCTCAACCGAGCCTGCGGCCACTGGTGGACGCTGCGCCGCCGAGTCGACCCCACCCCCGCCCCTGCTGCCGGGTGATCCCGGCCCACCGAGGAGACACCACATGACCCAGCTCGCCGCCACCCTGCACCGCGCCGCCGACCTCGCCGAAACCCACTGGACCCCGGACCCGAACGGCCCCGGCATCTGCTCCCTGCTGAGCCAGGCCGCGCCCAGCGACGGAAGCCGCCCCGACGAGACCGACCTCTGGGACGCCGTCGTCACCCACCTCGGCGAGGAGATGACCGTCGCCTGGGAGCAGCAGCCCGGCAGGACCCGAGCCGACGTCGCGGCGATGCTCCGCGCAACCGCCGTCTGACGCCCCTGCCCCTGTGGGTGGCCGCCCCACCCGGCGGCCACCCCTGACCGGAAGGACCACGACCGTGGCCAGCACCCACACCCGTACCCACGTCACCACCACCTTCGCGAACCCCTACCTCGTCTGCTCCCCCTGCCGCCAGACGGCCACCGGCTTCCACCAAGGGGACCCCAGCGCCTGCGGCTGCGAGACCGGGGACTGGCTCGTCCCGTGCCGCCACGCCGCCGAGGCCATCGACATCTGCTGGTCGTGGTCCCCGGCCAACGGCTGCCAGTGCCCCAACGGGCCCGCCGACCACGCGAGCCCCACCCCCGCCGCCTGACGCCCCTGCTGTGTGGCCGCCCCGGGTGGGGCGGCCACCCCAACCCGGAAGGACCACCCGCCATGGCCAAGACCGCCGAGTTCACCGTCACCGCCGACCGAGGCCCCTGCGTCATCTACGCCTCCAGCACCGGCGACGCCATCACCCTCGTCGACCAGATGGTCGTCTCCGACCCTCGCGAGCGGGCCATCTGCCGGGCGCTCCTCGTCCACGCCCTGGCCCTGCTCGACGCCACCGAGGGGGCCCGGTGACCACCCAGCCCGCCGAGCTCGACCACCTCCTCGACCGGGCCGACCGCAACGTCCTCCTCCCCGAGGAGGCCGCCCGGCTCCGCACCCTCGTCGGCCACCTCGTCGCCGCCCAGTGCACCGACCGCCGCGACATCTGCGACCGCTACCACCTGCCCCCGGTGGCCGGCTGCCCGTACCCCCGATGCCGGGCCGCACGCGGCGACCAGCCCACCCCGGCACCACGCACCCCCGGGGTGATCGACCTCCCCGACATCAGCAACGCCTGACCCTGGGCGCGCAGCCACCGCCTGACCCCGCCCCACCCACAGGAGAACCACATGATCCGCCCACTCACCGTCCGCCTCACCCCGGACACGTCCCGACTGCTCCGCCTGTACCGCGGCCAGCCACCGGCCACCGTCCTCGGCCGGGCCATGCGGATGCTCGCGCAAGCCGACGGGCACCTCGACCCCGCCGGCAACATCAAGCAGCAGCGGCCATGAACACCCTGTCGCCCCGGCAGCGCACCATCCTCTGGCACCGCGCCCAAGGCCTGTCCGGCCCGCAGATCGCCCACACCATGCACCTCGCCGTGGCCACGATCAGCTACCACGAAAAGGTCATCTGCCACACCCTGCGGGCCACGAACATCACCCACGCCGTCCACCTCGGCCACCTCCACCACCTCATCGGCAGCCGGCCCGACTGCGGGGATCGGGCCGCCTACCTCCGGCACCTCCGCCGCGACGAACCGACCTGCCCCGCCTGCAAAGCCGCCAACGCCGAACACGCTGTTGCGCAACGCGCCGGCCAACTGAAAGAGGCAGCATGAGCGACACGATCACCGCCCCGTGGACCAGCGAACAGGTCGCCGCCCTCGAAGCGTTCCAGACCGCCAGCGGCATGCATCCGTTCACCTGCGGCGGCGACCAGCACAGCCTCCCGCCGACCCTGGTCCCGTCCCACTCCGGGTGGTACTGCCCCGACCCCGCCTGCGACTACCAGCAGGACTGGGCGCACACGTTCATGACCAACCCGTCAGCCTGGCCGAAGCCGTTCGGGGAGCGGCACGGGCCGACACCGGAGGAGGCCCGCGACGCCGTCCTCGCCGCCATCAGCAACCAGTCCGCCGCCAACATCCCGGGTGCCACCACGGAGCAGCTCCCCGCCGACGTGCTGGCCCTCCTCGACACCGGCCGGTACCTGTCGACCGCCTGCGAAACCGGGCGGCTCCTCGACGGGGCCGTCATCCGCAACCCCGACCGCGGCGACCTGCCCGGGTGGCGGGACCGGCTGCACACTAGGTGCCGGCTCAATCAGAAATTCACTGGGGAGACCTGTTCCTGCTCGTGCCACCACCGCTGACCCCGGACGCACCGCGGCCCCCACCCAGACGGGTAGGGGCCGCAGTCATGTCAGCCGTCCACCAGGTCGTTCCGGAAGGGTGACTCGATCGCCATCCCGCCCGGCAGGAGGCGCTTCAGCGTGTTCGCGAGTTGCAGGCACGGCTCGTAGCAGGTGCCGTCACCCGCAGCCACAATCCGCAATCCGATGATTGCCGCCTCCAACTGCGCCGCCCCCACGGTCACACCCGGCCCCGACGGGCCGTCAAGCAGCCCCCACATGTGCGCCTCCAGCTTGTCGATCGGAGGCGCGTGAAGGGCCGGCAGGTGCTCATCGAACCCAGACAGGTCGACGGCTGCTCCAGATGCTGTGTCAACGGTCATGCCCCAGTAACTCGACAGGTCGCTCCCGGTTACGCAGCCGATGGGGCCACGGCCCTCAGAACCGCATCGCCGGATGACACCGCTGGCACAACGTCGTCGTCGGCAGGCCGTCATGGCCGGTTGTCTCCCGCCGGCGCGTCACCTCGTCACAGTCCGCATCCCCGCAGTACGCCACCGTCTCCCAGCCCTGCGGCCTCGACCCGTTCCGGCCTTCCTCCTCCAGGCGCCCCCACGAGTCCTGGTACGGCTTGTGCGGGCCCGGACGCCCGGCGAGCTGCATCCACCCGCTCACGATGGCGTCCGCGCCCTCCAGGGGGCGGCGAGCTACGGCGTGGGCGGGTTGATCGTGAAGGAGAGACCGACATCGATGGTGGCCGCGATGCCCATATCGCTCCTATAGCCCGACTCGGTGTAGACGTGGTTGTACTCCGCGTGGAAGAAGACGGCCTCCATCCGGGTGCCGCACAGGCCGTTCTTGTCGCTATCCATCGTGGTTGACGCCCACGCCACGACCTGGTGTTCCTCGTCAGGGTGTTTGCCGTCCGCCCACTCCACAGTGACCGTCCACCCCGGCTGGGCAGCAGCAAGGGCCGTGACGTTGCCCGGTGCCAGATTCATCAGATACCTCCATCGTTCACCGCGGGAACCGGGTCAGCCAGTCCGGCAACGGCTTCCCCTCCCGGGCGTCAGTTCCAGGAGGTGCACGCACCCGTCGGCACCAGATAGAAGATCTCCGTGGACGCCCTTACGGCCTTGACAGGGTCCGAGTCGCCGAAGTCGAACCACTCTCCGACCATCTGCCTATCAACGAAGCGCCTGTGCAGGTGGGCCTCCAGCTCTGCGCCACCGCCGAACGACCACAGCACCCGCAGCTCGTAAGCAGACCCAGTCTGGAGGCCGCTCAACCGCCGTTGAAGATTCGATGTAGTCCCGATCTTCACCACCCCGCTCCGGCCGTCGCCGATCACATACACGACGTTCCCCGCTCCCCGGCGAGGCAAGTGATGAGGACCCCGCTCGGCGACACTCCAGGAATGCGGCACATCAGTGACCTCCAGCACCGTGTAGAAGACCCCCGAGTTCGCTCGCATCCGCAGGCGCCGCATGTAACCCGCGCCCTCCAGCTCCGAGAACAGCGCCCGCATCGCGCGCCGCCCCTCACCGGCCGCGTCCCCGCGTGCCTGGCGGGCAGCCCGCGACAACTCGTCGGCGTTGGCCTCCCAGCCCTCCGGCCGGGCAAGAACGTCCAGCAGCAGCCCGCGCGCCGCATAGGTCAACCGGTCGTCCAGCGCCAAGGCCGCCGGAACGGACAGGCCACCCGCCGAGGCTGACCGGTAGATGCGCATAGCCATTGAAACCCCCACGTCGAAGAAGAGGCCGGGCAGCTGGTGCTGCCCGGCCGTGAGAAACCGCAGGGGCTAGCGGGCGGCCCGCACCATCGCCCGCACCTTCTGCGCCACCGCAACCAGGCCGTCAGCGAACGCGTCAGCCCCATCCAGCGGCACGAACGCGTCGAACCCGCCGCCATCCGCCACATACAGATGCGGCTTCCGCAACTCCGGGTTCGAACTACCCGGCTCACACGACACCTGGACGTGGGCGAGGAGTTGCACCTCGCCATCCAGATCCGTCAACGTCACGTCCGCCATCTCGCTGCCGTGATCCAGATCCGCGAGATGCTTCACCGACGACGCCACATGATCCTCGACGCAGAACGCGGGGCACTCAACCCAGATGCGAACACCGTCAACCAAGGCGGGGCGGAGACGAGGAGCCAGCGGCGGGGGCGGAACCGGGGCCGACAGGACCGGGGCGGGGGAGGGCAGCACCGACGACTTGTTTTCGGTTACGCTCATGACGAGACCTTCTTCCTGGACGGAGACGGTTGAAGACCAGACGGGTGGTGCCGCTGGTCACAGGCCGGGCGGATGATGACCGCCCGGCCTTTTGACGTCCCCGGGGCGGTGAACCCCGAGGTGCTGCAGCGCCGGCTGGTGAGGCCGACGACGTGAGAAGAACGCTAGATCAGGCCAGGGGAGGCCTGTGCTGCATTGAGACTCCGGTGCGGCCTCCGTAATTCTCAGCACTGGGAATTCGCTGAGCCTCTACGCCGCAGGTCAGGTCAGTTCTTCCTTGTCGAAGCGATCCAGCGGACCTCTCTGACCTCGAACAACTCCCCGGCCCGAGCAACCTTTCTCGCGAGAAACCTTGCTCTCCGGCTCAGGCAAAAGCCCCATAACCAACTCCGAGACTCTGGCCAAAAACGACCAGTCCACATCAGCCGTCACGCAACATCCGCAAGGCCACGGACTGGCCGCTGCCCCCACCTAGACCAACGGACGGAACAAGCGCCGGGTTATGCACGACCAGTCCCCTCTGCCGACCGCCGAGACGACGCTAGAACAAGCCGCCAGGGACAGGACGGGAAGCGGACACCGTTCAGCGGCAACCGCAACACGTTAGCGTATTGAGAAGGACACCTTTCCGCAGGTCAGTGACCTGGTGAAGGATCCTGCACCCCTCGGGGAAACGTGCGCCGAAACGGGCAAAGCGGGCAAAACGAGGGGTTGGAAAACGTGGCCGGAACTAAGTTGCCGGGTTCCGTCGCCCATGGGGGCGCAGCCGGTTCTCCGGGTCGGTCACGAACAGGCCGAAGCCGTGCAGGAGGGTCAGCCGGCCTTCCCGTCGAAGGATTCGAATGGCGTGGGTGGCGACTGTCTTCCCTGTGCCCGTGGCTTCGCCGAGCGCGCGGCAGTTGGGAATCCTGGACCCCGGCGGCCATCTGTCCGAGGTGATCTCCAGGCGGATCAGGTCGGCGAGCTTCTCCGCCCTGCCGCCGCGCCCAGGAAGCTGGGGCCAAGTCTCGGGATCGAACGGCGCCAGGGTGTAGTTGTGGGCCCCGTTGAATCGGGGAGCCTCCGCTCGGATGGCGATCTCCTCGGCGGCGAAGGCTGCGTCCCGGGATGGAAGCCACTCCACGCGGCTCCTGGCCACATCGGGCCACCAGGCGCGGAACATCTTGTGGCGCTCCCAGCGGGCCTCGGGGTTGTTGCTGATCCCGATGTAGAGCAGCCGTTCGTCGGTGCCGTAGAGGCGGTAGAGCGCGGTGCGCTCGGGTGGTTCGGCCCCCGCGTCCTTTCGATCCGGGAGGGCCTGGAGGCTCGGGTGGCCGGTGGGGCGAGGAGTGCTCAAGGCGTACTTTCCTTTCGGCACGCATGGTGACCATCGCGATTCACGCGGTTGCTCCGTGTTGTCGCACGCCCACCGTGACCTATCTCCTTCGAAGGAGTCAAGGGCTTCGCGGGTTTCGCCCACTTCGCGCGCCAGATCGGGGGGTGGCTAACATCTTCGAAGGGGTCGATTTAGGAGGAGTTTTGGCACCACGCAAGGGAGAACCCGGGCGGTTCCTGTACAAGGAGCTCGCGGCGGAGTTTCGGGCGCAGATCCAGTCGGGTGCGCTGGCCCCTGGCGACGCGCTGCCAAGTGAGGCTGCCCTGATGGAGGGGCGCGGTCTCGCGCGGTCAACTGTTCGCCAGGCATACGACCTCCTGAAGGCCGAAGGCCTGGCGACGGCCAAGCAGGGCAAGGGTGTCTTCGCGCTCAACCCCAAGAAGGTCATCCGGAACGCGCAGAAGCGGCTGTCCCGAGAGGTCTGGGAGTCTGGGCGGTCGATCTGGAGCGTTGACCTCGAAGGGCGTGATCCAGACGCCGAGGTCGAAGTTGACGCGGAGATCGAAGCTCCGGAGTACATCGCGGGGGTGTTGGATAGCCGCCGCGTATGTCGCCGGCGCCGGGTCTTCTCCCTCGATGACCGTACCCTCCAGGTCGCAACCTCCTACCTGGATGCCAGCCTTGCGGCTGCTGCTGGCATCGGGCAGGTCGACACCGGGCCCGGGGGGATGTACGCGCGGCTTGCGGACATCGGGCGCGCGCCCGTGGCTGCGAAAGAGCGCATCAGGAGTCGTGTGGCCATGCCGGACGAGGTGGACGTCCTTGAGGTGGGTGTCGGCTCGTGCGTCATCGTCATCGAGCGCACGGTCACTGATGCCGAGGGTCGAATCTTGGAGGTCAACGAGATGACGCTCGATGCTGCTCGCTACATCCTGGAGTACGACTTCAACCTCTAGCGTCGCCATTCATCGGGCCCCGCAGGCACTGCCTGTGGGGCCCTTTTGCGTGCCCGGAAACTCTGCGAACTCTGACCGCTGAGCAAGCTTGACAACTCCTTCGAAGGAGGCCATGGTTAACCCATCGCCTTCTCCTTCGAAGGAGTCAACCGGCTAGCTATTGGAGATCGAATGACGACCGACACCAGGAGCCACGAGCCCACCCCGGGCGATGAGCTGCTGACCGCTAAGCAGATCGCCGAGATCATGAAGGTCCACGTGGCGACCGTCTACCGCCTCGCGGACAGCGGCGAGCTGCGCGCCATGCGGTTCGGCCGGGGAGAGAGTCGGCGGCGAGGCTTCCGGTGCTGGAAGTCAGTCGTCCTGGACTTCATGCGCGACTCGGAATACCCCGCCGAGGAGGCTGCGGCATGACCCCGCCGATCACCCCCGCTGAGCGTGTGGCTGCTGTTCGCCGGTTTGGCACCCCGGCCGGCCCGGAGGTGATCGCCGAGGCGGTTGCCCTCCTGGAGGCTCTCCTTGCTGCTGCTACCGGGCACGGTGTGACCTTGGCCGACTTCGACGATGCGATCGACCTTCCCGGCGGGTGCCTCGACGTGGTGGTCGGTATCGCCCGGCAGGCTGAGCGTGCCGCCGAAAGGCGGCGGTGACCGTGCTCGGGTCCGCTGACCTCTGTATCGCCGACCAGGCCACGAAGCGCGCCATACACCGGGCCGCGCAGGCCGCGAAGGACGCCGAGGCCGCTAAGGCTCGCCGTGAGGCCGCCGAGAAGGCGCGCAAGACCCACTGACCGCCGTGCTGGCGGGTTGACCAACCCCCGCGGTCCCCGCCAGCACGGCTTCCTACCCCCCTCAACACCCCCACCACTTACTCGAAGGGCACTTCCATGTCTCCTTACGTCTCGAACGTGACCAGCCTGTTCTCCGGCGACCTCGCCACCGTGTCCGCGTCGATCCGGGACGCCGGCCGGGACATTCTCAACGCCGACATCGACCTGGCCCGCCAGGAGGCGGACGGCATCGACGCGGCGGAGATCGTCACCCACTACGTGGCGGCCCGCGGCAACTACGGCATCCGGCACTGGCTGCGGTCTCTGGCGGCCGAGTACGACGCGGCGCAGCCGTTCGGGCCGCGGCTCGTGGACGAGCTCGACCAGCTGGACGGCGTGCACACCCTGGCCGCCGCCTGATGCGCGCCCGAATCCGGCGCACACTTCGCGCCCTCGCCTGGCTCTGCGGCAACTGCAACACGAACAACCCGAGTGAAGAGCCCGTTTGCCTCACCTGCAGCTGACCCCGGCCCGCTCTGTCGTCCCCAGCCCCCACAGCTGGTGGCGGCAGAGAGGCCCGGGAGTCACCCGGACCCGAACTCAGGTTGGAGGCCCCCATGGGCCGATTCAGGAAGACCGCCGAAGAGAAGAAGGCCGTCGCCAAGATGAAGGCCGCGGACGCCGCCCTCAACGAGAACTCGGACCGGGAGTTCAGGGCCGGGATCCGGGAGGAGACCCCCGAGTACCAGCGGCTCAACGGTGCGGCGAACGAGGCCGCGGCGGAGGTGTCGTGGTGGCACGGCGGTACCGGGCGCTGACCCAACCCCGAACCGGAAGGACTCCTCCGTGAGCGACACCGAGCCGATCTTCGCGAGTGACGACAACGGACTGCGCGGCGCGACCGAAGACGAGGACACCGACGACTGATGTGCCAGTGCCCCGACAGCAACGCCCGCCGGGGTGACCCGTGCGCGAACCACTGCCCGCAGGAACTCGACCACGAGCACTACTTCGCCCAGGACCGGCCCGCACCGTGCGGGTGCACTCCCATCACCAGGCAGCCCGGCCGTATCCGGCGGGCACTCACCCGAAAGGACCGCCATGGGCCTGTTCACCCGGATCACTGACACCGCGACCGAGGTCACCGGCCACGCCAGCCTGACCAGGGATATCCGCAAGGCCGTCAAGGGCGGCGACCAGGAGGCTGCGGCCACGTTCCGGACCGGCACCCTGGCGGCTGCGCTGACGACCAAGGGCTGCCATGCCCGCGGTCAGGAGGTTGTGGCCTACGTCGAGCAGGTTGTTGCCGCGGACGGCGACGGCCGGCGCACCGGCTGGCTGAACCGCTGACCTATCAGCCCCGGCCCAGCCGTGAGGCGCCCGATCTAACCGGGCCCGGGGCGCTTCCCGCACCACCCGTCGAGCCCAGAAGGGCGCACCCCGTGAAGAAGCTGATGTTGATCGCCGCAGCCCTGGTGCTGCTGGTCCTGTTCCCCAACCTCGCGCAGGCGGTGGCCACCGTGCTGTCCGCGACCGTGCAGTTCGTGGCCGCCCAGCCGGTCCTCATCGGGTTCGCGCTCGGCGTCGCCACCTTCGCCCACCTCCGCGGCAAGAACCCCGCCACCGCCCGCATCTGACCGAGAGGACACCGCCATGGACGCCGACACCCTGATCTACCAGTCGAAGAGGGCCCTGGATGGGGACCACCCCCGGCACGGCTTCCTCATCAAGGACGGGGCCGAGCAGGCATCGGCGCGCGCCCTCGTCGCCCTCGCCGAGCAGCAGCAGGAGACGAACCGTCACCTCGCCAGCATCGCCGAGAGCCTCGCCACGCTGGCCGACGCATCCACCAACCGCCCGAGCGCCCCGGCCACCGACCCCGAGCCGAAGCGCCGCCTCTGGCTCCCCACCCGCCGCAAGAACGCCTAGTCGCACCACAGAGCCGAACCCACTCGCCCCCACCCGTCCCGGAAGGACACACCGTCATGAGTGCCGACTACCGTTCCTGGGAGGAGCGTGAGGCCACCGCCAAGAAGACCCGCGCCGAGGCAGAACGTATCGCCGCCGAGGCCGAAGCCGCCCGTACCGCCAGCGCCCAGGCTGCCGAAGCCGGCGCGGCGAGGACCGCCACCGATCTTCTCGCCGAGCAGGTCAAGCAGGCCGGGCTGAAGAAGAGGCTCGACGCCGTCGCCGAAGCCGCCAAGGACGAGAAGGCGGAGCACAAGGCCCGGCGCCGCGAGGCGAGCGCCGACAACGGCACCGCTTTCAAGCGCATCGTCAACGTCGCCGTCGTCCTCGGCCTCCTCGCCGCACTCCCCGCCCAGCTGTCGTACTTCCTCACCCTCCACAAGGAAGGCGAGAAGAACCCTGGTACCGCGTGGCTCCTCGGGCCGATCCCGTTCTTCCTGGAGCTCCTCGCCTGGGTCGGTGTCCTCGGTACCCGATGGGCACACCGCAAGGGTCTGCCCCGGTGGCCGTTCTGGATCCTGACCGCGTCGCTGGCCTCGGTCGCCGGATACATCAACCTCGCCCACGGCACCGACGAGTACGGGATCGTCGCCGGCGTCGCCCTGGCCGCCACGTCGGTGATCGGCCCGGTCCTTGCGGAGGTCCGCGACTTCCTCGAAGGGCGGGCCGCCGCCGACACCCGAAGCCTGGAGCAGCGGGCTGCCGCGAAGGCCGCAGCGAAGAAGCAGGCCCGAGAGCAGCGGGCGCTCGCGAAGGTACACGCCACCGAGGACAGGCGGCGCAAGGAACTGTTCAAGCACGAGTTCGCCGAGTACCAGCGGATCATCGTCGCGCACCCCACCGGCGCCATCAGCCGCGAGGCCGCGTGGCAGCAGGCGTGGGACAACATCCACCTCCTCCCGCTCGCCACAACCGCAGACACGCTCGCCGGCCGCGAGGAAGCCCGCGCCGCGATCAACGCGGTCCTGTCGAACGCCGACCGCACCCCCGAGAGCGAAGCAGTCGACCGGCTCCTCGCCGAAATCTTCCGCCCCGACGGCGGCGACAGCGGACCTTCCCAGAAGCCCACAGAGGGCGGGCCCAAGGGTGGTGGGGGGGGAGGGTCACGGGCCCGCCGACCGGCCGACCCGAAGAAGCCTGGAGCCCTTGGGGGGATTGGCAACCGGCCCTCTGGTCGCGCCCCCCGAACCGATGCTGTAGAGCCCCTCCGAAGTGAGGACATCGAAGCGGCGAAGAAGCTTCGCGACGCCGTGCCCGCCGACCAGTTCTCCACTCCCGCCGTTGCCAAGCTCCTCGGCCGCAGCAAGGTCTACGCCCGCCGAGTCCGCGACGCCGTACAGCCCGACGCCACCCAGGAGCAGAAGTGAGCATCGAGACCACCCCCGCCAGCACACCGGATCCCGAGTGGGACAAGCTCGTCTCCGGCTTCTCCGCCGACCCGGCCGAGAAGTCCGCCGGCCCCGTCCTCCAGAAGACGACCGACGTCCCCGTCAACCGCCCGGACCTCCTCGGCGACATGCCCCTCACGCCGCAGTGGGCGCGGACGTCGACGGGGTGGAGGGCGCGCGCCGCCGTCGGCAAGGTGAACTCCGTCCGGGCGTTCCGCCGGTGGGTGCGCCGGCAGAACACCGAGCACGGGCACACCGCCCAGGTCTTCCGCGGGATGCGGCGCACGTTCCTGTGGGTGCAGGGCACCGAAGGCGTCCAGGTCGCCACCGCCCGCCGTGAAGTCCAGCAGGCCCAGGCCGACTACAAGACGGCGAAGTGGCACCACGGCAAGCGGCTCATCCCCGACAAGGAGAAGGGCAGGCGGCGGACCGAGATGGAGAAGGCGTTCGGTGGATCCGTCACCGCCATGGGCAGGTACAAGTCTGCCCAGCGGGACGCCCGGACACGGCGTGCGGTCCGCGGCACGCTCGCCGCCGCGGCCGTCGCAGTGCCGGAGGGCGCCGGGATCTACCTGATCGGCGGCACCGGCGGTGTCATCGCGACTGGGTCCGCCCTCCTCGCGTTTGCCCTGATCGGCCGGCGCACCACGGGTGGCGAGGTGTACACCGATCGGGACGCGAAGATCGGTGACGGCGACCGGATGACCGACGACATGATCGACCGGGCGTTCCGCGACGCCGGAATCATCCGCGGCGACCAGGCCGTCGTGTTCCGCTCCCCGGTCATCCAGGACGGGCGGGCCTGGCTCGCCCACCTGGAGATCACCGGCGGTGTCGAAGTCGCCGACGTCCAGAAGAAGACCGGGCCCCTCGCCTCCGCCCTCGGCATCCCGAAGCACCAGATGGACATCCGCCACGAAGGACGCGAAGACCACCTCAGCCTCTGGGTATCCATGACCGACCCGTTCGGCCGGACCATCACCAACCCGCTCATCGGCACTACCGACAAGGTCAACGCCTGGCGCGACGGGCTCCCGCTCGGCTTCGACAAGCGCGGCAGCATCGTCCTCGCCACCATCTCCGACTACTCGCTGCTCGTCGGCGGCACCACCCGCTCCGGCAAGGGCATGGCCGTCGCGAACATCCTCGTCGGCGCCATGCTCGACCCCCGCATCCGTGTCCGCCTCTTCGACGGCAAAGGCACCGGCGAGTACGTCGGTATCGCCCCCGCCCTCGACACGTTCGTCCGCCGCAACCCCGAACGGCTCCGCGACTTCCTCAAAGTCCTTGTCGCCGAACTGGAACGGCGGACCGAGATCCTCGTCGACCTCGGCGTATCGAAAGCCACCGAGGAGCTCCTGGAGCAGCTCGGCGGCATCGAGCTCCTCATCGTCGACGAGCTCGCCACCTACACCGTCAAGGGCGGTCTCAACGGCCAGTACGCCGAAGAGATCGTCGAACTCCTCGCCCAGACCGCCGCGGTCGGCGCCGCAGTCGGGATCATCCTCGTCCTCGCCACCCAGCACCCCAAGGTCGACGTCATCCCGTCCCGGCTCCGCGGCAACTGCAACGGCCGGTGGTCGATGCGCGTCGAGTCCGCGACCGCGTCGAACACCATCCTCGGGGACGGCGTCGCCGGGGACGGATACGACGCCAGCGACATCAAGAACAGCAAGTCGACCCGAGGGCGCGGGTGGCTCACCACCCCCGACACCGGGTTCATCGAAGCCCGCTCCCTGTTCGTCGACGTCGAAGGCGGCGACCTCCGTAAGGCCGCCAAGGCGGGCATGGCACTTCGTAAGGCCATAGGCCGCCTGCCCTTGCACTGCCCGGACCCGATCGAAGACCAGCTCAAGGCCGACACCGGCATCAGCATGGTCGCCGGCGGTCCCACCGGAAAGGGCACCCTGGTCCAGGCCGAGGCGGAGCCGACGATCCTCGACCACATCATCAAGGCCGTCACCGCCACCGGCCGCAGCGAAGCGACCCGCGGCGAGGTCTTCGCCTACATGGCCTCGGTCGACGAGCGGTACGAGCGGGGCGACTCGGAAAGCGACGCCCAGTACGGGTCCCGTGCCGGGAAGCTCCTGGCCGCCGACTTGGAGGCCGACGACTTCGAGTTGAAGGCCGTGAAGGTGTCGACCGCGGACGGCAGGGAGGGACGCGGGTTCAGGCTCGCCGACCTCCATGCCGCCCTATAGATCACTTTTGCACCCTGCCCCGACCCTGCCCGGACCCGCATCACCGCAGGTCAGCAGGTCGGGCTCCCTGCCCCGACCCTGCCCCGCGCGGGCAGGGTCACCCCACCCCGGAACGACACCCAGCCCACCTGGGCAGGGTGCGGGCAGGGTCGCCACCTGCGGAAACGCCAGCGCCGGACACGGTCCAGGCAGGGTCCGGCACCCCCTCACCGCCACCTAGGAGTCCCGCATGCCGATCACGTTCCGCAAGAGCTTCCGGATCTTCCCCGGGGTCCGGCTCAACATCAACCGAATGTCCTGGTCGATCACCCTCGGAGCCGGCCGCGGCCCCCGGCACACCATCAGCAGCACCGGCCAGCGCACCACATCGCTCGACCTACCCGGCCCCCTCGGCTGGCGCAGGACCCGAACCCGCCGCAACCGCAACCGCTAGGAGGCCGCCATGGAGCGCTACCACTCCCTCTACTTCGTGTCGATCATCGGCCCCGCCGTTCTCGGCTTGATCGCCCTCGCTCTCATCGCGCTGCCTGGCGATCCGAGCACCGCCCGCATGCTCATCGGGCTTGCCGTCTATCTCGCTGTCGTCGTCGGCGGCGGGGTCGTCATGACTCGACGGCTCGACCGGTAACTGAAGACCACCTCGACAACTAGGAGCCTCCTCATGCAGCTGCCCGAGCAGCCCGTCGCCGGGCAGCCCACCGACAACCCCCTGGCGCAAGCCGTCAATGAAGCCATCACCAAAGAGCTCGCGAAGACCTACCACCGGGACACCGCCCCGCTGCCCGTCACCGGATCGGCCCCGCCCGTCGCGCAGCCTGGCCGGGCAGCCATGAGCCAGCGGGCCGTCGACCGCAACACGACCATCCTCACCAGCAGCATCCTCACCGCCGTCGCCGGAGGGGCCGTCAGCCTCGTCCTCTGGACTTCGGGCCACGCCAACGAGACGGTCATCGCCTGGATCTGCGGCGGGATCGTTGGAGTGCCCGTCGTCCTCACGCTGCCCGTGCTGGCCCTGAAGGGACTGATGAAGAGCGTCAAGGAGGCCGCTGAGGCAGCGCCGGCGCCGGTCACCAACCACTTCCACGGCCCCGTCCACCACAACAGGCGCACCGTCACCAGCACCACCCGCGGCGTCATCGCCAACACTCGGAACCAGCAAGCCCACTGACTGCCCACCACATGCAGGAGATGATGTGGCGATGACGAAGAAGTCGAAGCCCACCCTCGATGAACACCAAGACCTCGGACGGCGCCTCGCCAGCATTCGGGACGAACTGAGCCGCATCCAGGTTCAGCTGTCAGGCGCCTACCCTCAGACGGGATCAGCTTCCCTGCCCGCGCGGAAGCTGATCAAGGCCCGTGAGGCGATTGACGAAGCCCGCTCTGCACTGGACAACGCGGTGTTCGCCGAGCACCCGGAGGGCGCCGAAACCACCGTGTACTACCCGCACCCCGAAGATCGGGTACCTCCCGGCAAGTAGCAGCTCACCGCACGACAAGGCCCCGGACCGTCTGGTTCGGGGCCTTCCGTGTCGCACGGGCGATCCAGCTGCCGCCGAGGGAGTTCGTCGGGAACAGCGTCACCCGCACGTCCAGCAGCCGGCCGAGTTCATCCAGGGCGTCCTGGCACTCCTGCCGGGTGCTGCCGTGGACCGTGTACCTCGCCATGACCGCATTCTGCCGGGGGAGTGGTGGCGGTGGGGTGGGAACGGTTAAGGCCGCCGCTCCCGGAGTTCGTCGAGCAGCGACGGGTTGACGATGTTGATGATGGCCTCGATGTCCCGGTCCTCGGCGGCCTGCCACAGGATGTCCCGGGCCGCCCGGTACTTCCTGGCCAGCCGGGTCCGCTTCTCCTCGGGAAGCTGTGCGGCCCGGTCGGGGCGGCTGTTGTGCGCGTTGTCGGCGATCTTCACGAGGGTGGCGTCGCTACTCGTCATGATGCGGCGGATCTTCTCCTCGTAGGGCACGCCCTTCTGGTTGGTCACCGCCTCGACAGCGGAGACGACGCGGTCTGGGAGACCGTGCTCACGCAGCTGCACGGCGGTCCAGTCAGTGTCCTCGATGACGTCATGCAGCAGCCCAGCCATCACCAGCTCGTCCCCGAACGGGACCAGCCCGGCGGCGACGGCACGGACGTGCTCGATGTACGGGACGCCGATCTTGTCGAACTGGCCGGCGTGCGCGGAGGCGGCTAGGGCGTCGACCTCGGCGACGTTCATGAGGCGCTCCCGGTGCTGGTGGACTTCAGGGCTTCCTTGCGGGCGCGAGCCAGTTCGGCGCGGCTCTGGTAACGCGGGTCGACGGGGATGTCGTTGGCGTCGCGGATGCGGCGGAAGGTCTCGGCGGACTCGCCGGTGAGCTCGGCCAGCTGTGCGGGGTTCGCGCCCTTCCGGAGGGCGTCGAGCGCGATGGTGCGGGTCTCGGGCTTCAACTCCTTCTCGGTCTTCCTGGCCTGCTTGTAGCGGGCGAGGGTGCGGGCCTCTTCCTCGGTGGGGGTCCAGTCGCTGGTCATGCCTGCATTCTGACACGCCTTGTAGTGCTCGGCATAGTGCACGCATCAGTACACATGCGAGGACTCTTGACAGTGCTCACATGTGGACTGCATGATGAGGTCATCGCCAAGCCGCACAGCACCACCCGAGGGGGACCCGTGATCGCCAGCAACCGCACCCGCCGCGCCACACTCCGCACCATCGCCGCCACCCACCGCGCCGCCCGCCACACGGCGAAGGCCCTCCGCTACCGGTGCCTCTCCGGCCTCATCGCCGTCGCCGTCGACGCCGGCACCCTCATCAAGACTGGCGACATGCTCGACCGGCTCGGCGCCGACGACCTCAAGGACGGGTACAAGTCCTGGTACGGCCGGCACGTCAAGAAGGCGTACATCGCCGCGAACGGGCAGCCCCCGGTCATGGTGTGGGCGCAGCACCGCACCACCGGGAAGTGGATTCACGTCGCCGCCTATACCCCCCTGGATCGGGCCCTGTTCGTCGGCCTCGCCACGTACAAGCAGACCCGGCACCTGGTCGCCGCCGACTTCGCGAGGTGCGCCTAGACCAACTTCCGAGCAGGAGACGCCATGAGCGCAACCGCCGGCTTCTTCGAGGCCGACCGCACCTACCAGCGTCGTCGCTGGATTTTCCAGTGCCTCGCAGTCGCTCCGAGCCCCTTCGATCAGGAGATTCGAGCAGTCGGCTTTCTCTACCGCCCCGGTGAGCCCGCCACTGCAACTGCCCTGGATCCGGAGGACTGGGAGCTCGACGAGTGGAAGCCCACGCCCACCGCCCCGGCCCTGTCTCCGGAAGGCCCCCGATGACCGACAAGAGCAGCGAGGAGCCCCGCTTCGTCGTGGAGCAGCACGGTCGGCGCAGCTTCTACGTCTTCGACAGGGGCACCGGTCTCAGCCGCTACCCGAGCTTCACCCGCCGTGGCGCCCAGAAGATCGCCGACCGGAAGAACGCCGAGCACACCGCTGGAGGTACCCGATGACCGACACCCCGATGACCCCGGACCGTGACCCGTCCCGCCGTGAGGAGCTGCTGTTCATGCTGCTCCACGGTGGGGCCCGCTCCGAGGCCATTGCCCAGCGGGTCGTTGACCTTGCACTGGCCGAGGCGCGCGCCGAGAAGAAGACCGAGGTCGACCGGCTACGGAAGGCCCTGTCCGACGCGACTGGCCAGGTTGCCGAGCTGGAGGACGGACTCGGTCAGGCCAGTGCCGAGAACGCTGCATTGAGGGAGCGCATCCGTGAAGCGGCACGCCCCTCCCGGTTCAGTGCCACCCCCGCCCAGGTCGACGCGTTCCTGCGCCAGCACTTTGCCGAGGACACCTACCTGGGCTTCCAGCAGGCCATCGGCGCCCACGCCCTCGAAGAGGCAGTAGAGGACGCGGGCGCGGTAAGGGCCTCGGCGGACAACGACGGGCTCTACAACACCGACTGGCGTGAGGGCTGGGACGACGCGATCGAACGCGTGGACCCCGACCGGAACGGGCCGACCCCGGTGCAGCTGATCCAGTTCGGCGAGGCCACCCCGTAACTCCGCTCCGCTGCCCCAACCGCGCAACCACAGAAGGAAGCCCGATGACCGACGTCACTGCCGTGACCCGCAGCCAAGACGAAATCCTTGCCCGCGCCCAGGCCGCCGACGACATGTTCGGCTTCGCGCAGGAAGTCCTCCTGCCCTACCTGGACTTCGAGCACGCCAAGCCCCTCCTCAACGACGGAGTCGACGCCGACCAGTGGGCCGAGTACGCAAACGACCCGGCAGCGGTACAGAGCGAGGCGCGCGAGTACTACCTCTTCGCCCTCGGGAAGATCGAAGACCGGCGGGGCCTCTCCGCCGAACGGTCCGTGGTCAAGCTGCGGGAGTACGCCTGGCTGATGGGCCGGGACGACGTCATCGCCGCCATGGATACCGCCCGGTACTCGCCTTACGGGGAGCCGAAGGTGTCCGCGTTCGCCGCCGGCTTCGGCTTCGCGCCGGACGGCACCCCGTGACCCCGCCGTCTGCCCCGGCCCCGTTGCCGCCGTGGGAGGACACCGCACGCGAAGTAGCCCAGGCCGACGACCGGCACTGGGACGCTCGATACGACAACGAGGACCCCGAATGATCAGCACCACGTACAAGGGCCGCCCCATCAAGATCCTGGCCGCCCGAGGCAACCCGCACCAGCGGAAGCTCGTCATCAACGGCCGCACCGTCAGCCACGGTTTCCAGGGCGACGACGTGGCCGCCCTGGGCTGGTTCCGCCTCATCATCGACAAGATCGACAGCAACGGTGGGGCCGGAACCGTCGCCATGCTCATCCCCGGCCAGTACACCGAAGCCCACTGGTACGAGCCCGGCACCATCGACATCAACCCCGCCCACCACGCCACCAAGCCCGGCGGGGTCTGCGCGTGCAGCCTGTGCATCATCGACGACACCAACGGCAGCCGATCCCGACACATGCCCCTCCACCCGGACGCCTGCCAGCACTGCCACCAGGTCCGCGACGGCCACCGCCACGACATCGACTTCCTCAACCCGCACCCCTACACCGAACCCACCATCACCCAGCGGGCCGGACGGCAGAACGCTGTCACCGCCCCGGCACCCAGGAGCGCAGCCTGATGCCCGAGAAGCTGATCCGCGACTACATCCCAGAGATCGCAGCCAGCCACGGGCGGCGCCTGACAGTACGAACCGCTACACCGGCAGAGCTCCCCAACCTGCTGCTTTCCAAGCTCCTCGAAGAAGCCGACGAAGCAGCCACCGCCGAGGACGGCGAACTCCTGGAGGAATTGGCTGACGTGCTGGAGGTTGTATACGCCCTAGCCGCCCATCACGGGCACAGCGTTGAAGACCTTGAGCGGATTCGGGCTGTAAAGGCAGGCGGCCGTGGCCGGTTTACGCGCCACCTCGTCATGCAGATCCCTGCCACCAGCCACTCAAAGGAATCCGCCTGATGACCACAACAGTCCCCAACGGCTGCCGACACTGCGGTATCGCGGAACGCCCCCACGCCCGCCAGTGGACCGAAGAAGCCGGCTGGCACTCCTGGACTCAGCCCACCACGGGACAGATCAAGGACCGGATGCGTGCCCGGCGGCTGGCCCGCACGGAACGCATCCGGCACTCCGGGCCCGACACCAAGTTCTGCGTCCTCTGCCTGTCAGGGGAACACCAGCGCACCGACGCCACCGACGACGAGGAGTAGACCGATGCCCATCACGCCCATCTACCAGGTCCAGTGCGATGTCTGCTTCGGGTTCATGGACGGCGACTACGAGAGCCGCGAGGACGCACAGGAGGCCCGCAAGCGGCTCGGCTGGGAGGACACCGACGGCCGCACCGCCTGCCCTGAGCACAACACGACGACCACCTGACCGCCCCTGGGCTGCTGTGTACGGCACGGCGGCCCACAACCCGAAGGAGCACCATGTTCATCGTCGACGACATCGAGTTCTTCGGCCGCGCCGCCGACGCAGGCGACATGACACGTGACGCAGCCATCCGAGCCTTGGCCGCCGCCAGTGGGGGCAGCCTCACCGAGCTCGGCGCCGCGTCACTCATCGACAACTGGCAAACCGCCCGCGCCGACTACGAAGCGGCCTACGAGACCGCCGCCGACAACCTCCGCAAGTGGACCCAGGAGCCCCCGCGATGATCCAGCCCGGACAGACCCGCGACGGGGCGCGCTGGCGCACCGGATACGTCCTGGAGGGCACGTGAACATCACCCGCTACGTCTGGTGCTTCAGTCACGGCGCGCTCCACACCTTCCGTGAAGGCGACACCCCCTGGTGCACCGCCACCTGGATCGCCTTCACCGCCACCACCAAAGCCGAGGCCCTCGCCGCCAAGCACGCCGCCTACGGTGACGCCCAGTTCCTCCACGACCTCCCCGCCGACAAGCAGATCGAGGTCATCGAAATAGCCGAAGCCCGAACCGGCCAGCTGTAGACCACCCCCACCCTGGGCCCGCCCTGAACCATCAGGCGGGCCCGAGGCGTTGGTGCGGGGCGGCAGCGGGAACACTCCAGACGGGACCAACGAACGGAGAACCCCATGGCCAGGCAACGCGGCAAGGTCCGATCCCGGGCGCAATACAGGTGGATGTACGCGGCGAAGATGCCCTTCCGGAAACGTTGGTCGCAAGCCCGGAAGCGCAGCCACGGCAAGACCACTGGCTACCGCACACTCCCCGCCCGACGCGGCACCCGCCGCCGCTAAGCCGCGCGCGAACCCCCACCCACCAAACGAAGACCGTCGAACTCCTCGGCAGGCTTGAAGAAGCCGCACCCCTCCAGCCGACACGACCAGCCGAACCGCGTCGGATGCTTCACCAACACATGGTGGTGATCAGCAACCCGAGGTGTCGCCTGCGCCATCGCGTACAGCGCGCTGTCCATGTGGTGATAGCCGCTCACGCCGCCCTCAACTCCGATGCATCGGGGTCCTCTTCCTGACCTTCGTCGTACCCGGGCTCCACCTCGTCGTCCGGCTGCCCCTCGTTCGGCTCCCCGCCACCAGTGTTGAACGGGTCCCCGGCCGGCGTTGCCTGCGCCTTGTCGTCTCGAATCCGCCGCACCTCCGCCAGCACCTCCGCCTCGTCCCACGATGGCTCCCGCATCTTCACTTTCATGTACGTCGAGATCGCCCCAGCCGCGTCCAGCAGCGACAGCGAGCGCGCGGTGGCCTCCGGGTCCGGCTGCACCGCCTGCGGCCACGACGCGGTCAGCTCCGCCGCCGGATCCACACCCTTCGCCCCGCAGTGCCTCACGTCGACCATCATCAGAGTCGTCAGATGCTCCAGCAACGCCGGCCGCTGGTACAGGATCTTCAGGCCGCGGGTCGTGAGGGATTCTTCCTTGCGGGCTGCGACCTCGGTAGCGGTCACCGCCACCGACCCCTCCTCGCCGTAGGACTGGGCGGAGTAGCCGGCCGACGCCAGGATCTGGCGCCGCAGCGCCTTCGTCGTCGCCTCATGCTCCTCGACCCGAATCTTGAACTGGATCTCGGTGAGCGAGTCCTTCATCGTCTCCGCGCCGATCAGGCCACCCAGCGCGACGACAACCTCCCTGTCCAGGTCGAACGTCGACCCCGAGCCGGCGCCGTCCGTTTCCAGCATCGACTGGGGCACCACGATTTTCGCCTTGCCGAGACGCAGATCGCGCATCCAGGACGTCCAGGACTCATCCAGGGCATCCATCATCGGCTCGATGCCCGCGAAGTCGCTGCGCCCCAGTGGGGCCGTGTCCGGCACCCCGTCCCAGATCCGGTTGGGCAGCACGTTCGGCAGGTGTGTGATCAGCAGCCGGTCGACCCCTGTCGCCTGACGACCCTGGCTGTCGGTGCGCTTCACCAGGAACTCGGTCTCGTGGTGGTCGACGAACCCCATCTGCATGCCGAGGGTGCTGCCGTCACCCTTGTACACCCCGTACTCGATCGCCCCCGGGGTGTGGTACTCCAGCAGCCGCCACACACCACTGTCCTCGTCTAGCGGCTCAAGCTCCCGCCACACTGTCGCCGCCGCCAGCATGCCCCACCGCCATTCCGGCACCACGGCGTTCGCCAGGATCACGTCCGACCACGGGCGCGGGCGCAGCGTCGTGTCCCACACGGCGCGCAGGTATACGTTGGACAGCCCAGCCGTCAGCTCGGCCGCTTCCCGCATCTTGGCGTGGCCGCGGTCATCGAGGTACCGGCCGATCTGGGCCTGGGTGGTCTTCGCCGTGGCCTTGTCGGTTGAGTCGCCGTCGACCGTCACCGTGGGGACGTCCGCCCAGAGGAGGTTCGCGGACATCTCCGCAATGTCCCCGCCGATCGGGACGTGCAGTTTGGCTGCCTGCTGGCCCGGTGACGGCTCCTGACCCCAGAACATGCGCAGCTCATCACCACCCACAGCCCGGCGCTTGTCTACTTCGAAGAACGCGCGGGCCACACCGTTCCGGGTGTAGCTGGCCGGCCCCCCGTACACCTGAGCCAAATGCCCGGTGTCGCCCGCGTACCAGGCCCGCCACATGTCCATGTCGGCGTGCGGAATCTCCAGACGAGGCGGCGGCCACGGTGTGTTCCCAGACGGGGGCAGCGGCATGACAGATCCTTTCGGTCAGGCGGCCAGGGCGAGCTGGCGCTGCCACAGGGCACGGGTAGTGAAGATCGCGTAGCGGAGGGCGTCGACACCGTGGTCGGCGACCTTGATGGGGCGCTCCTCGCCGCGGAGGGCGGCCTGGTCGTCCCAGGAGTAGCCGCCGATCTCCGTGATCAAGTCCTTGCAGGAGGCGTGGACGAGGAGCTTGTTCGCGGCCAGGAGGGAGCTGACCGTGCGGATGCCGTCCATGACGTCGTTCTTCGCCGCAGTCGGGGTGAGCTTGTCCCGGCGCAGCTGAGTGCTGAACGATGCGGCGGACGGGTCGACGGTGACGAACTGCGGGCGTACCGGGCCGATCCCCGGGACGTTGCCGAGCCAGGCCCGCATCCGCTGCGAGTATTCGGCATCAGTGAGCTGCCGTCTCTGCTGCCGGGAGTCGTACCGCCAGTCGGCCGCCGCGTACAGCTTCCGGTCCGCGCCCAGGCCGAGGAGGACAGCGTGGAACGGGTTCTTCGTGCCGTAGTCCACGCCCAGGCTGATCCACCGGTGGATGCCCGCCTTCGGAAGCGCGGTGACGATGTGCCGCTCACGGTCCCACGAGTCGTAGATCGCACCCTCGGCTGCAACCCACTCGCCCAGAATGAACCGGCGGTAGAACAGGCCCTCATGCATTGCCTTGATGTCCCGAACGTAGTCCGGGTCAAGGTACGGGTTGTCGTCGATCGTGAACGAGAATCGACGCAGAGGTTTCTTGCCCTCCTGTGACAACCAGTCCCGCATGAACCAATGCGCCGGATTATCGGGGTTCGTCGTACAGAAAAGCTGCGCACCCTTCACCGACATACGCCCTAGCAGCTGCTCGAAGAACACCTGCGGGACGAGTGTCACCTCGTCGACGTAGGCGCCACACAGAGTCATGCCTCGAATCTTCGGCTCCGCCTTGGCGTCGTTGGCGCCAATGACGTGCACGAGACGCCCGAGGATGATCGCGGTCGGGGCGCCCGGTGTGTAGTGAACGAGCTTGGCGATCGGCCCGAACAAAGCCTCATCCTGAAGCGGCAAAAAAAGGTTACGGTGCGCCGTTTGGCTGGTCTTCGCGATGACAACAAGTTCCCCCGTCGTCGGCGCATTCGCCACAAAGACCAGCCACCGCAACAGCGACGCAATCGTTTTCCCTGAACGGATAGCGCCTTCCCAGCAAGAAATCTTCGTCGTCGAATCGACAACAGACCTGATCTGCTTGCGGGAAAGAGGCAGCGTATCCAGCACAGTTACTCGCCGCCGTCGTCCGACGGGGTCTCGTCGCCTGCCTGTGCGGTCAGGAACGTCATGATGTCGCCCAGCATCGACTTGCCGGCCTCGATGTTCGCGCCGGTCTCTGCCGGGGCGAGCTTGAGGGACTTGTCCGTGGCGACCCCTGCTGCGGAGACGAGCGCGCGGCGTTCCGCAGCCGGCGCTTCGTCGAAGGTGTGCTCCTCGTAGGTGTTCTGCGACCCGCCGAACGCGTACACCGTGGTCGGCTGGTAGACCCGGTCGAGGGAGTCTTCTGCGACGTCGGTGAACTTCACGGCGATGACGCTGCGCCGCTCCGCAAGGTCCGCCAGTCGGGCTGCGGTTGCTGCCTGGATCGCCGTGCGGTCGAAGGTCAATCCAAGGTGTTCGGCGGTCCGGGATACGCAGCCGGTGGCTATGCCCATCTCGCGGGCGATGACGTTCCGCCCCTTTCCTTCGGCATGCAGGTCGCGGAGTTCGTCCCACCGATCCTCGGCCATCACTCCATGGGGCATCAGGCCCTCCGATCAGCTCGTGCGTACTGGCGCAGCAGTCTTGGCAGTGGAGTGCCGTCGACACGCCAGGCGGGGGAGTAGGGGATGATCCAGCACCGGCAGTGTGGGTGCAGCGGTGGCCCTTTGGGTGCGGTGGCGAACACTGTGTGCCTCGGGTCGAGGGAGAGCGCGGCGGGGAACCGCCGGCCGGTGATGACGCTGCGCCCTGCGTAGGCGGCGCAGGCGGGGCAGGCTCCGGGTTCGGCGACCCACAGGAGCCGGGTGGTGGGCCCGATCGCGCGGGCGACCGCGGCGGCGACGTGCGAGGCAGCACTGGTGACGGCGACGGCGGCATGCCGGGCGATGCGGGTTATGGCACGTCTGGCCCGGTTGAACACACCGGTCAGGCCTGCGAATCCGAGGGCGGTGAGGCTGGCCGCGGTGAGCAGCGCCAGGGCGTGGTGGTGTTCTTCCTCGACGGCTGCGGGTGTGGCGTCGGCTGCTGCGGTGGCGTCGGGGCCGATGACGGGCTGGATCGGCGGGGTGGGTGTTCCGCTCATTGCGGCGGCGAGCGCAGAGGCCTGCCGGGCGCTGAGCTGGGCGGAGTTGTAGGCGGCGATCCGGATGGTGTCGGCGGCCAGCTTGCCCTTGCCGCGGAACGCTTCGGCGAGCAACTGCTTGATGACCTTGATGAGCCGGTCCAGGGCGCCGGGTGACGGCATGGCCTGCCGGTCAGTGGCGTGGATCCACTGTCGCGTGGCCGCGTCCTGTGCTGCTGCGAGGGCTTGGGCGAGGGGCTGCCCGGCATCGCGGGCGGCTTGCTGTTCGATGCGGCGGATGACGGCGGACTGGTTCCGTGCCGCTGCTGCGATTTGGTTGCTACTGGCTGCCACCACCCACCCCCTTGATCCTTGGATTCTAAGGACATCTTGCGCTATGACCTTTGATTGTGCAGCATTGTGGTGGGTTCAGGGTTAACATCTGGGCTAACACGCCAGCGGACAAGGCGCCGCCAACCGCGTGTAGGCCGCCCAAGGAGGCACCGAGATGACGACCCCCGCCCCCGCCACACCCGAGGGAACGACGACGGACCCCGGCACCCAGCCGGCCACCCCGCCCGCACCCCCGGCCGCACCGACTCCGCCAGAGCCGGCCGCACCCGCCACCGAACCGATAGAGCCCGCCACCGAACCCAAGGGGAAGTCCCCGACGTTCGAAGGCGACTTCGACCCGGCCAAGTTCCAGAAGCTCGTCGAGAACCTCCGTGGCGACGTCGAAGCCGAGAAGGCCAAGCGAACCGCCGCAGAGAAGAAAGCCGCAGACGATCAGGCCGCCTTCATGAAGAAGGTCGCCGGAGCGTTCGGCATCGAGACCGACGAGCAGAAGCCGCCCACCCCCGAAGAGCTCAGCGCGCAGCTGGCTGAGGCGCAGACCCGGACCAAGGCGTCCGACGATCGCGCCCGCCAGACGCAGGTGGAGCTCGCCGTGTACAAGACGGCCGGGACGCACGGCGGCGACCCCGACGCACTCCTCGACTCGCGCCAGTTCGCCAACGCCATCGCCAAGCTCGACCCGGCCGACACCGGGTTCGACGAGGCGGTCGGCAAGGCGGTCAAGGCGGCAGTCGACTCCAACAGGAAGCTCGCGGCCAAGGCGCCGGAGCCGAAGGAGCCGGAGCCCACCCCCGCAGGTGGCGCACCGATGGACGGGGCCGGGAACGGCAAGCGGCAGCTGGGCGAGGCGGACCGCAAGCGCATGTCCCCCGAAGAGATCGACAAGGCCACCAGGGAGGGGCGTTTCAACGCCTATCTCGCCGGCGGCTAATGCCCCCTAGGAGCCTCCGTTGTCCATCGCCAACTTCAAGCCGGAGATCTGGAGCGCCCTGACGCTCACGGCGCTCCGTAGCAGCCTCGTGTACGCGCAGCCGCAGCTCGTGAACACCAACTACCAGGGCGAGATCACCTCCCAGGGACAGTCGGTGCACATCACGACGATCGGCGACCCGACGATCTTCGACTACGCGTCCGGCGACACCATCAACTACGAGGACGTCGAGACCGCGGGCACCGACCTCGTCATCGACCAGGGCAAGGCCTTCGCGTTCAAGATCGACGACGTGGACAAGGCGCAGGCCCTCGTGTCGCCCATGCAGGAGATGGCGCAGAACGCCGCCTACGGTCTCCGCGACAAGGCCGACGCCTACGTCGCCTCCCTCTACACCGGGGTCGCCGCAGCGAACACCCTCGGCTCCACCGGCGCCCCGATCAACACGTACACGTCGCCGACCGACGCCTACAACAAGGTGCTGGTGCCGCTCCGCACGAAGCTGAACCGGGCCAACGTCCCCTCCGAGGGTCGGTACCTGGTCGGCTCCCCGGAGTTCATCGGCTCCCTCCTCTCCGACGACCGGTTCGTCCGCGCCGACGCCTCCGGCACCACCGAGGGTCTCCGCAACGGTTTCGTCGGACGGGCCGCCGGATTCGACATCCTCGAATCCAACAACACCCCCAACCCCACCGGTGACATCCAGGTCGTCCAGGCCGGCTACCCGGGCGCGATCACCTACGCCGAGCAGATCCTGGAGACCGAGGCGCTGCGCCTCCAGTCGACGATCGCCGACGCGATCCGTGGTCTCCACGTGTACGGCGCGAAGCTCCTGCGGCCCACCGGGATCGCGGTCGCCTTCATCGACCCCGCGTAACCCCACGACTCGACCCGGGAGACTCCCATGCCTCGCACCGCAGTTCCGTACACGCCGTTCGTCCCGAACGGGGCGCTCGCCGACCCGGCGGGCACCACCATCGACTCCACCCTCGTCACCAACGGCGTCGTCATCAACAACGTCGACCCCGAGCGCACCCTCATCCGCGTCACCAACAGCGCCGGCACCGACAAGGTCGTCACCGTCAAGGCAGGCACCGGCAACCAGGCGTGGATGGGCGGCCAGGGCGACAGCGCCACCACCGTGGCGGCGACGACCGGGAAGCAGTTCCTGGGCCCGTTCACCTCCGCCCGGTTCCAGCAGAAGGGCTCGAAGCTGTACGTCGACTTCGCGTCCGGCACCACGGGCACGATCACGGTGTTCAAGCTCCCGAAGGCGTACTGACATGGGGCGCCGCGAGTACATCGGCACGGGTGGGCTTCGGCTCCACCTGGATGACCCGCCGACCGGGGAGATGGCCAAGCAGGTCGCCCGCGGCTACCTGGTCCCGGCCTCCGGCAGCGCCCCGGACGTCCCGGACGGCGACAAGTCTCTTGTCGTAGTCGACGGGGCCGAGGCGACCACGGCGGACCGGATCGGCACGAAGCCCCCGGTGGGCGAAAGGCCTGGTGACGACGGCACGGCGAAGCAGTGGGCAACCTACGCCGTCACCCTGGGCCTCCTCGGCGACCACGCCTACTCCCTCACCGTCACCCAGCTCCAGGAGTGGGTGGCCGCCCACGAGAAGGCCCTCGGCGAGGGCACCCCGGCACCGGTCCCGAACCTGGACCCGGAGTCCCCGGCCACGCCCGCCAGCGAGCACCCGGACCGGCCTGCGGCGAACGCGAAGGTTGCCGACTGGCGGGAGTACGCAATCGCCCTGGGCATGGACCCGGATCAGGCGAAGGACGCCACCAAGCAGGAGTGCCAGGACTACGCCCAGGTCGTCGAGGACTCCCGCGAGACCGCCGTCGACCCCGAGGGCCAGGAGTAGCCGGTGCCCTACGCGACCGTCCCCGAACTCACGGCATGGCTGGCCCCCGAGCCGGCCCCGCCGAACGCCGTGCGCCTGCTGACGTTGGCGTCACAGCGGATCGACCGCGCCCTGCTCGGGGCGTGGTACGACCGCGATGACGCCGAGGTTGTGGAGGTGTTGCGGCAGGCGACGGTCCAGCAGGTGCACTGGATGCTGGAGCGCGGCGACGAGACCGACGCCGAGTCGGACCTCCAGTCGATGTCGACGGGGCAACGGTCGTTCACGAAGCGGGCGCTCCGGGATGGGGAGCAGCCGCAGCGGCTCGCCTCGTCCGTCGGGGACCTGCTGCGTACCTGCGGGTTGTTCCGTTTCGATCCACTGGTGGTGGGCTGATGCCTGGCCACATCGGACGACAGACCGTCGTGCTCGTCGATGCCCCTCTGGTCGACGGGGACTACAACACCGAGGTTCGGGACTGGGCTCACGCCACCCGCACCCCCGTGTACGGGTGCACCGTCGACTACGTGTCCTCCACGGAATCCCGGGAGGCGCGCGACCAGACGGCCACCGCCGCCCAGCTGGACATGCCACGCCGCGCCCCCCGGGTGACGGAGTGGCAGCGCGTCGAATGGGACGGCCGCACCTGGGAGGTCGACGGGATTCCGCGCGACGTCCAGGAGGCCGGTCCGCTGTCGGGGCAGACGGTGCGGCTGCTGGAGGTGGCCGGATGAACGACATTCGTGTCGACCTTGATGAGGACGCCATCGCCGGACTGGTCCTGCACCCCGATGTGCAGAACGACTTTCGGGGTCGCATGAAGAAGGTCGAGGAGGTCGCGATCGCGACAGCCCCGGTCTATTCGGGCGAGTTCCAGGAGTCGATCCACCTCGTCGACCACCCCGACGCAGACGGCACTTGGCACGTCGATGCGGACGCCCCGCACTCGTACTTCGTGGAGCACGGGACCCGACAGACGGACCGCAACGGCCATTCGATCCACCCGCCCCGCTACACGATGTCCCACGCTCTCGACGCCGCAGGAGGCGACCACTGATGTCCAACGACACCGTGAAGATGAAGCTCACGTTCCCCCGGGGCAAGCAGATGCCCGGCGAGACCGTCGAGGTGGCGGCCGACGAGGTCCACCGCTGGAAGGGCTACGCCGAGCTGGTCGAGGACACTCCGAAGGCCGACGAGGCCGCCAAGACGGCAGGCGACAAGAACCCGACCACGGGCAGCGTGCCGCAGAAGGCCGCAGGCAAGTAGCCATGGCCGAGCTGCTGGTCCTCCCTGACGGCAAGAAGGTCGCCATCGACCTTCTGAGCCTCGCCATGCCCGACGCCTATGTGACGTCGAAGCTCCCCGAGGGTAAGGCGCTGAACGCCAAGCTCCCGGCGGTCAGGGTCCTGAGGGTCGGCGGCACCAGCACCATGCGCGGCTGGTCCGACCCGGCCACCACCGACCGGCCCCGCTTCTCGATCGACTGCTACGCCGCTGACGAGGGCGCGGCCATGGGCCTCGCGCGGCGGGTCTGCGCCGAGTGGGAGCTGCTCCCGAACCAGTCCACGGAGGACGGCATCGTCTCGGGGATCTCGCAGGAGACCGGCCCGCAAGACCGACCAGAAGAGCCCAACACCGGCATCGCACGCGTCGGCATGATCCTGGGGATGAGCGTCCGCCCACCCCTCCCGAGCAGCTAGGAGGCCCGTCGTGGGCGACTCAACCAACATCATCGTGGGCACGGCGGGCAAGGCATACGCCGCCGCCGTCGGCACCACCTTCCCCGTCGGACCGGAGGTCGCCTGGCCTGCCGGTTTCGCCGACATGGGGTTCATCACCCCGGACGGTCTCGAAGAGGCTCTGGCGGAGGAGCGCACCCAGCTCGACGCGTGGGGTGAGGACGCACCCGTCGTCGACCTCGCGAAGAAGCGAAACCAGACGTTCAAGCTCGTTTTCCGGGAGACGACCGCACAGCTGCTGGCCCTGTACTACCAGGTGCAGATGGACAACATGACCAGCACCGCTTCGGCGGTCGGCCCCCCGGCGACGAAGCAGTTCCTGTCCTTCGGCTCCGGATCCACCCAGGACACGGTGGAGATCGCCCTGGGCCTGGATGTCATTTACGGCGGCAAGCGCCACCGCATCATGGTCGCCCGCTGCGGCGTGTCCGACCGCGGCGCCCGCAAGCACTCGGCCGACGACAGCTCGAACTACGAGTTGACGTTCACCGCCTTGTCCGCCCCGGGTGGCGCCCAGTCCGTCCAGCACATGATCACCGAGGTCACCCTTCCTGCCTGACCCACGACTGGTGATCCGCTGCGCCCATCTCCCGGGCGGGGGCGGCACAGCGGATCACCTGCAAGCCCCCGCCCCGCCCCTGCCCGCGAAGGAACCACACCATGTCGAAGCCGAACCGCAAGGTCATCCGCCTCCAGGAGATGCGCGCCCAGATCGCGCAGAAGGCCGGGGTCAAGCACGTCGACCTCGTCTTCGAGGTCCCCAGCGACACCGAGGGCGAGGTCAGTGAGCACACCTGCTCGTTCCTCACCCAGGACTACTGGCCCCTCGCCGTCGTCAAGGCCGTCGAAGCGGAAGGTGACAGCAACAACCTCGGCGTCCTCCGGAAGATCGCAACCCCGCCCGAGGCGTTCGACCAGCTCATCGAGACCGCCCAGCTTACCGTCGGTGAACTCACCGAACTTCTCAAGGACATCAGCGGGGAGGCGGGCACCGACACGGGGGAAGGCTCCGGCTCCTCCAGCTCCTCGAAGAGCACTCCGGAGCCCTCCGCGCCGACCTCATCCGCTACTACCCCGGTCGCCGCCTAGACGAGTTCTGGGCCATGTCCTGGGGCGAGGGGTCAATGAATTGGGCTGAACTCCGGGACCTGGTCGAGCACCTACCGGAGGACTCCGCGACGAAGGCGGCGGTGGGTGGGGACGTGGACGGGCGGCGGTGGACACAGGGCACCTACATCCAGGCCGCCCAGTACAACGCCCTCCTCCTCATGATCCGCGTCCTCTGGGCCGCCCACCTCAAGGGCGAACCACCGGACATGCCGCCCGTCGAATCACCCGCCACGGAGGTCGACGAACAGCAAGCCGAACTCGAAGCCGCCGGTGCGGCGTACAGCGAGGCGCTCCTCAACCAGTTCTCACCCGGCACCACGGTCAACCAGGCGGAAGTTGACCACTGGGCCGACAAGCTCCGCGAACTCGAAGCAGCACGGTAGGAAGGGAGGGCAGCATGGCCGAGCCGACACTCGTCGGATCCACCCGGGTGAGTCTCATCCCGGACACATCCAGCTTCGGCGACCGGCTCCGCATTGAGCTGCCCTCCGCTATCCGCCAGCCCGCCAAGCTCGCCGGCGAAGTCGCCGGGGATCAGATCCTCGACGGAATCCGGCGGAAGCTTGCCGCCGCCACGCCCACCGTGCGGGTCGGCGTCGACCTCCTGACAACGGTGGCCGAGGCCAAGCTCACCAAACTCACCAAGGCCCGCACGATCAAGCTCACGGCAGAGCTCGACGACAAGGCTGCCACCACCGCACTGACCCGCCTTACGCGCGACCGCACCGTCAAGGTGCGGGCCGAACTTGATGACACCGCCGCCAGGACAGGGCTCGGCAGGCTCACGGACCAACGCACCGTCAAGGTCACTGCCCAGCTGGAGGACACTGCAGCGAAGGCGGCGCTCGGGAAGCTGAACGCCGACCGCACCGTCAAGATCACAGCCCAGGTCGACGACACCGCCGCCAAAGCGCGCCTCGCCGGTTTCGGGCAGACCACCGTTGACATCGTCGCGAAGATCCAAGACGCAGCGTACAAGCGCGTCGAGAAGGCCCTCGCCAAGCTCACCGCTGACCGCTTCGTTCAAATCAGGGCCACGCTCGACACCCGCGTCGCCGCCAACGAGCTGCGCGGCCTCACCCAGCGGCAGCGCGTTCGCATCGGTGTCGACGTCGACACCCGCGTTGCCGCCGACGACATCAACAACCTCACCCGCAGACGCACCGTTCGCGTCGCCGCCCAAGCCGACACCGCAGCGGCGAACACTGCACTCAACCACGTCGCACGAGACCGCACCGTCAACATCCGCACCCGCCTATTCGGGCTCGCCGGAATCACCTCCGCACTCGGCAGCTTCGGCGGTAGCGGCGGCAGCGCATCCGCCCAGGCCGGGATCCTCTCCGGCCGAATAGCGAAAATTGCTGCCGCCGCACTCCTGGCCACACCGCAGCTGTCGGCGATGGGGTCGGCCATCGGGCAGCTCGGCCCGCTCGCCGCCGTCGCAGCACCCGGCATCCTTACCCTCGTCTCCGCGTTCGCCGCGATCAAGCTCGGCACCTCAGGGGTTGGCGACGCCATCAAGGCCGCCTTCACCCCGGCGCCCGCTGAGGCGAAGGCGGCGGTGACCGCCGCGCGGCAGGTGGAGTCGGCGCAACGGTCCCTCGCCAACGCCCAGCGCGGCGTGGCCGATGCGGAACGAAACTTGTCCCAGGCCCAGCGGGCCGCACGCCAGGCGCAGCAGGAGCTGTCTGTTGCCCGACGGCAGGCCATTCGCGACCTGGAGGACATGAACCAGCGCCTCCGCCAGGGCGCGCTGGATCAGAAGCAGGCTGCCCTCGACATCGAGCAGGCCGAACTCGACCTGGCCAAGACCCGCTCCGACCCGACCGCCACCCAACTTCAGATTCAGCAGGCCGACCTTGCCGTACAGCGGGCGCGTGCCGCGGCCGAGGAGCAGAAGCGGCAGCACAAGCGCCAGCAGGTCGACACGGCCGCCGCGAACAAGGCGGGGGTCGCCGGCTCTGACGCGGTTGTGCAGGCGCAGGAACGAATTCGGGCGGCAAGCGAGCAGGTTGCCGACCAGGAACGCGGTCTTGCCGACGCCCACCGGGCGGTCGCTGACGCGGCCCGTGCCGTGGCGGACGCCCAGACGAGCGCTGCCACGCAGACCACGAAGCTCAACGACGCCATCAGTAAGCTGTCGCCGAACGCCCGCGGCTTCATCGGCATCCTCCAGGAGATGGCGCCCGCCTGGCGGGCCATGAAACTCGACGTCCAGGACAGCTTGTTCGCCGGGCTCGGCACCCGCCTCCGGGAGGTCGGCGGACGGATCCTGCCTACCGTTCGGGCTGGCCTCGTGGGCGCTGCGGGCGAGCTCGGCAACATGGCGAAGAACGCCCTCACCGCGGTCGGGAACCTCGAAAAGTCCGGGCAGCTCAAGGGCACCTTCGACGTCATCCGCAACGGCCTCGGCAACCTCAACAAGATCCCCGGCCAAGTCCTCACCGGACTGTCTCAGCTCACCATCGCCGCCGGCCCCGCCTGGGACCGGATTACTGGCGGTGCGGGCGAGGCCATGGACCGGGTCATGGGCAAGCTGGCCAAGGGTTTGGAGAACGGGCGCCTCGAAGAAGCGATCAACACCGCCCTCGATGTCGCCGTGTCCTTCGGCGGGGTCCTCGCGGACCTCGGCGGCATCATCAAAAACGTTTTCGGGGCGGCAGCCGAAGGGGGCGGCGACTTCTTCGCCGTCGTCGGCGAGGCGCTGAAGGAGATCCGCAGGGTGACCGCCCTGCCGGAAGTGCAGGAGTCCCTGAAGGCGATCTTCTCCGCTGTTCAGGCTGTCGCCAGCCTCATCGCCGGGGCGCTGGGTTCTGCGCTCCAGGCGGTTCTGCCGATCCTTGCCGCCCTGGCGCCGTCAGTGATCCAGATTTCGAAGCTCCTCGGGCCTGCCATCCGTGAGCTGATGGAGTCGCTCGGTGGGGCGTTGCTCCCCATTGCTCAGGCGCTCGGCCCGGTGCTGGTGGTGGCGGCGCAGGCCATCATCGCGTTGGTCAAGGCCGTGTCACCCCTGCTGCCGGTCCTTGGGAAGCTCATCGCCGATCTTCTGCCGCTGGTCGTTCCGATCTTCGACATGCTGATCAGTGTTTTCAACGACCTCGTACCCGTCGTCACGAAGATTGCGGGCATGCTCGGGCCGATCCTGTCCCCGATCATCGAAGGACTGTCCGCGGTCATCGCCGAGCTGGCCGGCCAGTACGCGGCGGCGTTCATGCGAGTGCTGCAGGCGCTCCTGCCGATCATCCCGATGCTCGTGCCGCCGCTCATGCAGCTCGGGAAGAGCATCGGCGACATCCTCCTCGCCCTGGCGCCGCTTCTCCCTCAGTTGGCGCTGCTGGGGACTGAGTTTCTGATCCAGTTGCTGCCTGCGATCCTGCCGTTGTTGCCGCCGCTGATTCAGTTCTCGATGCTCATGACGCAGCTGGCCACGGCGGTCATCCTGAAGATCGTCATTCCGGCGATGAAGATGTTCATCAAGTCGATGACGGACCTCCGCAAGGACATCCAGCCCGGTGTCGACGCGGTGAAGTGGCTCACCGACAAGATCGCCAAGGCCTTCGAGTGGCTATACGACTTCCTTCTTGGCCACTCCGTCATCCCCGACATTGTGAACGGTGCGATCCGCTGGTTCACCAGCCTCCGCGACCGCGCCCTCCTGATCTTCAACTGGATCAAGGAAAAGGTCTCCGGGGCCTGGAGCAGCCTCTGGACGAACATCAAGACCACCGCCACAGGCGCCTGGGGCTCCGTCCGCCGCGGCTTCGACACCTTCGCCGAGAAGCTGTCCGGCGCGTTCGAGACCCTCAAGAAGGGCCTCGGGAAAATCTGGGCCGGGCTCAAGGATCTCGTCAAGGCCCCCGTGAAGTTCTGGATTGAGACGGTCTACAACCAAGGCATCCGAAAAGTCTGGAATGCCACGGCTGCGAAGATCCCGGGCGTCGACGACATGAAGTCGATGCCGCTCCCCAAGGGTTTCGCCCGGGGCGGGATCCTCCCCGGCCAGTCCTCGTGGCGGCAGGGCGACGACCAGCTCGTCCCCATGCGCCGCGGTGAAGGCGTCTACGTCTCCGAGGCCATGCAGGACCCGTATGAGCGGGCCCGGCTCCACGCCGTCAACCAGGCAGCCATGCAGGGACGCAGCCTCCGCCGGTTCCGCGGCTTCGCCGAGGGCGGCATCTTCGACGGCATCACCAACGCCGTCGGCAGCGTCCTCTCCAAGGGCGCCGACGTCGCCCGCGGCGGCCTCGCCGACCTGGCCGAGTCGGCTTTCTCCCCAGTGAAGAAGGGCATCACCAAGGCCCTCGGGAAGAACAAGGGCACCTGGCCCGGCCTCGTGGCCCAGGCCCCGATCGGGCTCATCAACAAGGCCATCGACTACATCCGCGGCAAGGACATCGTCGAAGGCACCGGGCAGTGGCTCAAGCCCGTCTCCGCCCCCTACGGCACCCCGTTCGGGAAGGCCGGGCTGATGTGGTCGTCCGGCAGGCACACCGGTCTGGACTTCCCGGCGAAGGGCGGCACGCCGATCCGGGCCGTTGACTCCGGCATCGTCCGGCAGGCCGTCGATTCGGGGCCCTACGGCAAGCACATCGAGATCAACCACGGATCCGGCCTGTCATCCCTGTACGCCCACATGTCCGCCATGCTCGCCAAAGCGTCCGACACGGTGAAGCGCGGCCAGCAGATCGGCCGCGTTGGCGCCACCGGCAACACCACCGGCCCCCACCTCCACCTCGAAGCCCGCATCAACGGCAAGACCGTCGACCCCATGCGCTACCTCGAAGGCGGCACCGGGGGAGAAGCCGGGGCCGGAGTCGAACGGTTCCGCGGCGTGGTGACTCAGGCACTGGGGCAGGTCGGCCAGTCCTTGTCCTTGGTGAACACCACGCTCCGCCGAATGAACCAGGAGAGCGGCGGCAACCCCCGCGCGGTCAACCGCAACGACATCAACTGGATCAACGGAACGCCCAGCGTCGGGTTGATGCAGGTCATCGAGCCCACGTTCAACGCCCACGCCGGGAAGTACCGCAAGACCGGGCCCAAGCTGTACGGCGTGTCCGTCGACCCGATGGCGAACATCTACGCCTCCATGCGGTACGCCCTCAGTCGGTACGGATCCCTGTCGGCGGCGTACAACCGGATCGGCGGGTACGCCCAAGGCGGCATCGTCGGCGGCGGAGTGCAGATCTACACCGGCTTCCGGCGCGGCGCCGGCTACGCCACCGGTGGCATCATCCGGGTCGGCGGGAAGAACATCGACACCGGACCCATTGCAGCGTCGGTCGGCGCGAACTTCCTGAAGGCGTTGGCCGGAACAGCGTCCGCGATCGACAAGGCCATGACGACCGTGGCCACCGCGGTGAAGAACGCCTTCAAGGGCGTGAAGACGACCCTCGACGACAGGCTGATCAAGAACCTCAACGCCCAGAACAAGACCCTGCAAGCCTTGGCCGTCAAGCGCGATGCCCTCACCGCGAAGATCGCACAGGCCAAGGCGTTCGCCACCGAAACCACCACAGCGGCGGGCAGCTTCGCCTCCCTCACAGGCCTCCCGAACTCCGGTCTTCCGTTCGGTGCGGACGGCATCCTCAACGGCCTCAAGGTCCGCCTCGGGCAGCTCCAGGCGTTCTCCTCCAACCTGGCCGTCCTCGGGAAGAGGGGTCTGTCGAAGGAGTTCCTCGGCCAGCTCATCGCCGCTGGCCCCGACCAGGGCGCGCCCTACGCGGCAGCACTGGTGAAGGCCACGGACGCACAGCTGAAGTCCATCAACGCGACTCAGGTGCAGATCGGGAAGGCGGCCACCGCCTACGGACAGTCCGCGGCCGACGTCATGTATGACGCCGGTGCCATGTCCGGCAAGGGGTTCCTGACCGGCCTGGTCGCCCAAGAGAAGTCGATCATCAAGGCTCTGGCTGACTTGGCGAAGAAGATCCAGAAGACCCTGCGGGTCGAGCTGAAAATTTTCAGCCCGTCCAAGGTCGCCGACCAGCTGGGCCGCTTCTTCGGCGGCGGCTTCGAAGGCGGCATCCGGGCCAGCATCCCCGGCGCAGCCGACGCAGCTGCAGCCATGGCCCGCACCGTTCGCTCGTCTGCGGCGGCCACCATGTCACGCACCGAAACCCGCACCGTCAACAACACCAGCGGAGACCGGGTCCTCAACTACAACGCCCGCGTCACCGAGGTCGCCTCGAAGCGAAGCATCCTCGACGCCCTCGCCGCTGACGAAATGCTCCACGCCCCCGTCATGAGCGGAGCCGGCTGATGCCGATCCTCGTAGCCTCAGCCCCAGTAGAGCCGCAGCCGCCGTGGGAGTGGCCGCAGCGCCTTGTCGAAATGCCCCTGGTCTCCTTTACCGACCCGGGTGGCGTGACGACGCTCCTCACCGACTGGGAGCGCGGCTGGGCAGTCCAGCCCGGCGCCAAGGGCCTGGACATGCCCGGGTACGCCATGGCGACCGACGAGTCACCGGGCATCGACGGGTACGAGGTGCGGCAGGTTCGCGCCGGAGGAAAGACGATCACTCTCCCGATCGCGTTCTGGGCCAACGACAGCCGGGTCGCCTACAAAGCCCGCCGTCGGGCGTTCATCCGCTCCCTCAACCCCAAGCGCGGGCAAGGCACGCTCACCCTCACCGAACCCGACGGGGTGCAGCGCAGCATCGGCGTCCTCTACCAGGACGGGATGGAAGGCGACGAATCCCGCGACGCCGCCGGCGCCCGCTGGTGCATCAGCGCCCTGGTGTTCGCTGTCCCGTCCCCGTACTGGTCCGGGGGAGAGGTGACCACCACCTGGAGGACGGACCCGGGCGGGGATTTCTTCCCGTTCCTTCCGCTCGTCGTCGGCGACTCCCAGGTGCTCGGTGCGGTCACCGTCGACAACGACGGCGACGACGACGCCTTCCCCGTATGGACCATCACCGGCCCGGCCACCACCGTCACCCTCACCAACGTCACCACTGGGCAGACCTTGGTCCTGACCCGCACGATCACTGGCGCGGACGAGATCGTCATCGACACCCGGGAACGGCAGCAGACCGCCCTGCTCAACGGGATCACCAACCTGTGGCCGGACCTCTCCGACGACTCCGCCCTGTGGCCATTGGAGACCGGCATCAACGAACTCACGTTGACCGTCGCCGGATCCACAGCCGACACGTCGGTCCGCATGACGTACCAGCCCCGCTACCTGGCCGCCTGAGAGGAGGACCCCTATGAGCACCGCGCTTCGTGTCTACGTCCGCAATCCCGCCCTGGAGCGCATCGGGCAGATCGACGACTACACGAGCCTCACCGTCATCCCCCGCTACAACGCGATCGGGTCCTTCGTCCTGGAAATTTCCGCCGACTCAGGGAAGGCGAACCTGCTGGCCGAGGGTAACGGGCTGATCATCCGCACCGCTGACGGCACCCTTGTCGACTCCGGGCCGATTCGTACCGTCGACTGGTCCCGCTCCAAGGACGACTCCGGCGCCGGGAAGCTGACGGTCGGCGGGGTTTCCGACACCGAGGTGCTGGCCCGCTACACCTGCTGGCCCGCCCCGGGCAGCGCCATCGGGTCACAGGCGGACACGGTGTACAAGATCAGCGGCGCAGTCACCGAAACCGCAATGCGCACCCTCGTCAACGCCAATGCTGGACCCGGGGCGCTGGCGTCCCGGAAGAACCCGCTGCTCACCCTCGCCGCAAACGGCCTGCACGGTCCGACCATCACCAGGCAGCTCAACCAGTTCGAAAGTCTCCTCGCCGTCCTCACCGACCTGGCCAACACGGCCGGCCTCGGTTTCCGTGTCGTCCAGGTGGGCTCAGGGCTGCAGTTCCAGGTGTACGAGCCCACCGACCGCAGCGGCACCGCCCGGTTCGCGTTCCGGCGGGGGAACCTCACCGACGCCAACTACACCACCACGCCACCCACCTGCACCCGGGCCCTCGTCGTCGCCGGCGGGCAGTCCACGCCACGGGCGTGCAAAACCGTCGACCGGGCCGACCCTCTGTTCCCCGGGCTGATCATCGAGCAGTTCGTCGACCTCACCTCCGTCGATACCGCGTCCGTCGACCTGGTGGCACAGATGGACCAAGCCGCCGAAGAGGCCCTCACCACGGGGGCCGGACAGGGTTCCCTGTCGATCAGCCCGATCGACATTCCGCAGCTCCGCTATGGGCGGGACTACCAGGTCGGCGACACCGTCTCCGCGATGGTCCGCGAATCATGGATGACCGACATCGTCCGCGAAGTGACTCTCACCTGCACCGCCAGCGAAGGCACGACGGTGAAGGCCGCCGTCGGATCGAGCGACGGCGACGGAACGGTTGCCCGCATCTACAAGTACCTCGCCCAGGTCAAGAAGGACGTTGGGCGCCTGAAGACAAGGAAGGCCGCCTGATATGGCCGAGTTCAGTGCGCCGTTCGACACCTCCCCGATCGCCACCCAGTCTCAGTGGTCACGCATGGCCCGCCGGTGGGGACTCGACGGCGTCCACGCCTCCGACGCCGCCAGTACCAGCCTGAAGGTCACCGGGAACGGCACCGGCAACGTCGTCCTGCAGCCCGGGGAGGCGTTCGTCAACGGCTTCTACTACCTCAACGACGCCGTGAAGAACATCCCGGTCACTGCGAACGCCGGCTCCACCACGAGGGTCGACACCGTCATCCTCCGCGCCTCCATGAGCGCCAAGTCCGTCGTCTCCGCCTACAAAACCGGGGGCAGCAGCGCCCCGGCCCTCACCTCGGACGAGAACGGCATCTACGAAATCCCGCTCGCCCAGTGCACCGTCGCGGCAGGGTCCTCCGTTGTTACCGCCGTCAACGTCGTCGACTGCCGCTGGTTCACGGACCGCGGTGTCATGCCCAGCATCCCGGGAGCGCGACGGCCCAGCATTCGAGGTCAGCTCCTCGTCGAGGGCACCACCCTGTACGTCGGTGACGGGGCCGCTTGGTTGTGGCTCGGGTCTGCAGGCCAGGACGACACCACGTACACCCCGGCATGGACCGCGGGGTCTACCGCCATCAGCTGGGGAGCCGGATCCCAGAATGTGGGCCGGTTCCAGGTGCGCGGGAAGCGCGTCGACGTGACGATCCAACTGTCCCCGACGGGCAACCCGGGGAACATCAACTCGCCGCTGATGGTGACGCTCCCGCCCGGGTACCCGGCCACGCCTGCCATGCGATCCATCTTCACGTGGACGTACACGTCGACCGGGTCTCAGGGGTCCGGCCTGGGCTCCGGCATCGTTTTCCCGGACCAGTCGGCTACGAAGATCGGCGCCCTGCGGTACGCGCTGCCATCCGGGACCACATCCTCCAGCACCCACACGATCACCAACGGCATTCCGTGGGACATCCAGGACGGATCAGTCCTCACCATCGACGGCTCCTACTGGCTCGCCTAATCCCCGAAAGGAATCACCATGCGTCACCTCTTCGGGGGCACCACCTCGGACTACGCCATGCAGCAGGTCGGGAACCAGCTCCTGCTCCGCCCCGGTGCGATCGGCCAGGTATGGAACGCGATCGTTGGCGGTGTGCAGCTCACCGACCTGACCGACACCACCGGAGTGCCGATCACCAGCGTGATCGCCGCCTCCGACGGGGCCGTGGCCTTCTATGGCCCAGAGGACGTCACCGAATGCTTCATTGACTTCGGGTTCGGCCGCCGGTACACCCTGATCGCCTCCGACATTGCCAGCACAGTCTCCGCACGCCTCGACGGCCTGGTGGCTGCAGCTGCTGACGACGCCACGACGAAGGCCAACGCCGCGGGGGCTGGGGCTGTTGCCACGGCGGCGTCTTCGGCATCTGTCCTCTATCTCCCGAACGCCATCACCACCGTGGACAGCATCATCAGCCCCGCGACTCCGGCGGCTCCTGTGTACTTCGCTCATCGGGGCGGCGGCATGGTGCGCCCGGAGCACACGCTCGTCGGCTATCGGGCTGCCGCAGCCATGCGTTACCCGCTTGAAATCTCCGTCAACGTTGACGCGTCCGGCGAGCTGTGGTGTCTGCACGACGCCACGCTGGATCGGACGACGAACCGGACCGGGAACCTCAACGGGTACACCACGGAGGAGGTCGGGCAGCAGGTCCAGACGAACAGCCGGTCTCTGCTGGGCGCCGGCTGGGCGGAGCAGCGCCTGGTGCCGTTGAGGCAGGTGCTGGACGAGTTCCTGGGCAAGGTGCCGATCCTGCTGGAGCCGAAGGCCAACGACGCTGTGGTGCCGACGCAGCAACTGCTGGACGCCTCGTACCCGCACGCCCCGCGGTCTGTGATCTGGAAGGCGCACATCGGGACCCTGTCGCTGCCGTGGGCGAAGACGCGCGGCTACCGGACGTGGGTCTACCTGGACTCGGGCACCAGCGACGCGACGATGGACGCGAAGGACGCTGACGTCGACTACTGGGGTGTGAACACCACGTTCACCGACCTGCGGATCACCCAGGTCGTGGCCCGTGGCAAGCCCGTCTTTGCGTGGGCGGTGTACAGGCGCTCCCAGGTCGCCCGCCTCACGGGGCTGGGCGTGGTCGGCATGATGTCGTCCGACCCCCGGTACGTGTCGACCGCGGCCCCGATGCGGACGGCTTCTCGCTGGGATCTCCAGATCAAGGAACCGGGCTGCACGCCGACGATTGACTACGACCCCGACTACGCCCTGGCGTTCGCCCCGACCCCGGACGTGGGCTGGGTGTCGGTGCCGGCGCTGCCATTCCAGTCGGTTGGGTTGGGCACGTATTGCCCGATCGCTGTTGGCGCAGGCGGTTACCGCATCAGCTTCGACATGAAGTTCAAGGTGCTGCCTGCGTCAACGCTGCACGGCGGGATCTACTTCGGGAAGCAGTCGGACGACGCGTACAGGTTCAGCCAGTCGAATGCGACGGGCGGGTATCACCTGGTGATGCGGGCGAACGGGCAGATGCAGCTGAACCGGCATACGGCTGGGGTGACGTCCGGGACAACGCTGGGCTCGGCAATCGCGACGACGGCCCCAGTGGCGGATGCGGCGATGAGTTTCCAGGTGGATGTGACGCCGACGACGGTAGAGGTGCGGCGCACGGACGGGGTGGGTTGGACGACGGGTGCGTTGGCGGATACGACGTACCGGGGCGGGTACTTCGGGTTGTCGAACGGGTCGATCACGGATGTGGCGACTCGGCCGTACTGGCGGAACCTGGTGGTGACCCAGCTGTGATGACTTGCCTGGATCCCCGACTTTTCCGCCTGAGGAAAGTTGCGATCCAGGCAACTTTTCGAAAACGAGCCCCTCGACGGCGCCTATGGGGAGCGCCTCACGGAGCGGGTGGCTAGTCGATGTAGTCCCGCCAGTTCATGCCGCGGGGGAGCGTGCCCGGGTCTACTGGCGGGCTCTGCATAGTGATGGTGCCGTCGTCGTTGATGCTGGTGGCGGTTCCGTGGGCGAGGATCTCCCCGTTCGTGCCGACAAGGATGACGTCCACGGGCGGCTGGAGGGCGTGGGGCTTCCCGGCGGCCGGGCACGGCTGTGTGGGTTCACCCCAGGGCGTCTTGTGCCCTTCGTCGCGCGCTTGGGCGCAGAGATCGAGGGATTGGGCGCCGGAGGCGAAGGACGGTTCTCTGTGGGGTTCGTCAGGGTCTCGGGCGACGATCCAGTCGGGCCCGGCGGCTTCGATGCGGACGCAGTGGTAGTGGTCGCGGCCGAAGGCGCCGTAGGCGAAGCCGTGGATGATGTCCCCGACGGCTAGCGGGCGGGCTGTCATCGGTTCCTCGCGATCTCGCAGCGCCCGGTTTCGGTGTGCATCTCCGAGCACTCGGGGCCGCAGCTCGACTGCTTCCTGCGCCCGCTGTACCAGGGCAGGGCGAGCCCGTCGTTCGCGGCCCTGGGCACGAGGTGCAGGTGCAGGTGGAAGACGCTTTGGGTCGCCTCCGCACCCCGGCTGGTGATGAGATTCATGGGCCGGTCCGTCTGCTGCATGAGCTGGGCGGCGCGCCGCATCGTGCTGGCGGAGACGGTCGGGTCGCTCGCGAAGTCCGCGACGTGGGTCTTCGGGATGACGAGGGTGTGACCCTCGACGACGGGGTTGAGGGGGACGATCGCGATGGCGTCGGACCACTCGCGCACGAACTCGGCGGGTGCACGGCCTTCGTTGATCTCGCAGAACGGGCAGGTGGTCACGGGGCCTCCTGGCCGTCGAGCGCCTTGATGGTGTCGCAGGGGTGCACGGTGGGCGGGTTGTCGGTGCTGCCGTTGCCCCATGCGGAGCACTCGACGCAGATGGTGCGGCCCCGGTGCTCGACCGGGCGGTGTAGGTCGCGGACGCGCCGCACGGTGGCGTCCACCATGCCCTGGGCGAAGGGGGCGACCTTGCCCTCTGCGTCGATGATTCCGGTGCCGCGCAGCCGGGCGACAAGAGAGGCAAGTTCCCTGGCCGAGGCCTCCGCTATCTCAACCCGCTCGCGTAGCTCAATCTCGTCGCGGTCGAGGCCGTCTACGTACTCGCGCAGGTTGTGCTCGTCGATGGCGTGATCCACGAGGCTGAGGATGTACTCGGCGTTGTTGATGTCCCGGTCGACGCAGCGGTTGGCCATGAAGCGGAGCAGCTTCAAGGCGGCAGCCGGGACGGTAGGCGGCTCGTCGTCACGCCGCTTCTGTTCGGCTTCCTGAAGGGCGGCGTCGATGAGTTCGTCGGCCCGCTCCTCAGTCATGTAGAGGTGGTTGTGGACCATCTCCCGGCGCAGCTCTTCGCGGGCGGTCACGGTGTCTCCCTGAGTTGAAGGTCGAGTTCGTCCCGCAGCCGCAGAAGTCGCTCCCACGGCCAGCACATGGTGTGCGCCTTCTTCACGGCCGCTTCGACGAGCGGGTCCGTGGTCTGGTAGCCGGCGGCAAGCACCCGCAGCCAGTCCCGGTCGACCCAACTCGTACCACTGTGGCAGCAGGGGAGCTTGGCCGGTTGGTGACGGGTGGTGGGGCAGCCGATTCGGACGAGCGGGGAGGAGAAGGCGCCAATGATGAGGTCGCAGTGGGGGTGTCCTTCGATCCCGGCCGCGACGGCTTCTTCGGCGCCTTCGGGGCGGTGCCAGTCCCGGTCGACGACGATGGCCGGGTCGTGGGACAGGCACAGGACACGGTAGGTGCTGCTCACGGCGTCTCCTCGCGGTGGGTTAGCTGAAGTAGCGGGTGCGGAACTCGTGTCCGTCGCTGATGAACCAGTCGTCGCTGGCGCGGCGGTCATGGGGGTCGGGTTCGGCGTGGCTGCGGAGTTCCTTTTGGCTGTGGATGAGGTCCAGCAGGTCGGCGAGGGAGTGAACTCTCCCGCCCTCGTCGATGATCACGCCGCTCATAGCGAGCTTCATCCACTCGATGAAGCCATTCAGTGACCCCTAGCCGGGCTGAGCTTGGAAGCTGAAGCGCCAGCCCATGCCGCTCTTGCCGAGGTGGATGCGCTCGCTGGCTGAGCAGTGCTCGCAGGCCTCGGGGCAGGGTTCGGTCTGAACGTAGTAGTTGTTGCTCACGGGCTCCTCCTCGTACTGATCCACGGCGCTTTCCGCAGGGCCAGCCGCCCATCGGGCATCCGCTCCCACCAGTACGGCTTGCCGAACAGCCAGACGGTGCGCAGGGTTTCAGTCGTCATCTGCTGCCGCCATGGCTCGCATGCGGGTCTGGACGAAGTCGAGGAGCCCCATGACCCGGTGGTGGGGAATTGCGCCACCACCGCTGGGGAGGAGGGTCCCGACCTGGGTGATGCCGTCGCCGTCCTCGTCGAAGCGTTGGGATGCGGCGATCACCACCCACTCGGTGAGGACACCTTGGTATCCCTCCAGGCGGCAGACTTCCTCGACTGCTGCTTCCAGCCGCTGGTAGGCGGCCTTCTCCTGGGCGTCAGGCACGGTTGGTCTCCTCGGTGTTGACCCCCGAAACTTTGCGCACCGACGCCAGGTATCTGGCGACGGCGCCCCCCAGCGCGTCCGTGTCGGCAAGCATTTGGTGGGTGTGGATGATGTGAGCCAGCTCGGGCCAGCGAGGGAGGCGCGAGTACCCTCTGCCCAGCTCGACGCGCTCACGTCGAACCCCACGGAGCTGATCCGGACGGGACACGTGACGCACCTTCGGGTCGCGCGGTCGCCGCTGGTTGTTCCGGCACCACGCCTCGAAGTCCCGGACTGTTTCTGCGATCACGTGCACGGGGCGGAGGTCTGGGTCCATCTGCTCTGCGAGCCGACTGAGCATGGCGGCTCTTTCCGGTGCTGCTGTGCCCGCTTGGTCTCGGCAGTCGCGGGCTAGATCGCGGCAGAAGGGGATTGCGAACCGGTATGCCTCGGCTGCGCCGTCCTGGCGTATCAGCCGTTCCGTGAACGCCTCGAACGTCGTCTCAAACGCCACGGACGACCTCCACGTCGGCGTTGTCTTCGTCGTCGAGTCCGTAGCCCTCGGCGAGGGCGAGGATGGTGGGGCAGTTCCCGCGCCCTTCGGTGTCCGTGCCGCCGTACTCGTCTGCGGTGACGTGGCAGGTGATGCACCCGAAGTCGGCGCCCTTGGTCCGGTAGATGGGGCTGACAACCTCGTTGGTGTACGGGTGCGCTTCGAGGATCTTGCGGTGGGCGGCACACCACCGGTCCTCTACCGACCCGATCTCGGCTGCCGCCTGCGCCTTGTCGAGGAGGCCGCCGATCCAGTCGTGGAGGCCGGGCGTGACGTCGAACGCCACCAAGTCGTAGTTGGCATCGGGGTCGCGCCGGAGGTCGGCCAGGCTCAGCTTCTCCACTCTCATGTCCCACCTCCGATGTTGGCGACGATGACGGCTTTCGTCAGGTCCAGGGCTTGCTGTTCGGTGAACCCGGCGTCGACGTAGGCCTGGTACATCTCGTGGAGTTGGGCGGATGCGGCAGCAAGCTCGGTCATGGGGTCGGTTGGCTCAGGCATCGGGGCGCTCCTCGCGGAGTACGGCCAGTACTGCTGTGGCTACGTGCCCGCCCATGTCGCCGGGGAGATCCTGGTTCAGCACGGTGCGCACGGCGGTAGCGACGCGGGCATGGGTGGGGTCGCCGTCCTCGTCGAGGGCGGCGTCGATGATGTCGGCTACGGGATCCCAGGTGCACGTGGTGGCACGGATGTAGGCAGAGGCGTCGCGTACCCGCCGGAGGGTGGCTTCGGCCTGCTCGGCGCGGGCCACGGCCTGGGCGCGCTCGAACTCGGGCAGGTTCGCCGTCGTGGGGGTGGTCACGTCCATGTGGATGCGCGCCGTGGCGACCACGGGCGGCTCGGATGCTGGCGGGGCGAAGGTCTCTATCTCGCCCATCGCCCGGAGAACCTCCAGAACGGCCAGGACGTGGTGCACGGGCACCCCAGGGCGGGCCTGGTGGATGCGCCTCGCTGTGGCGACGTCGGCCGCATGGTCATCGGCGAGTTCCTGGGGCGTGGGGCGCGCGCCCGCGATGACGGCGAGCTGATCCCGCAGGCGAGAGAGGGCCCGCTCCAGTGCCACGACGTCGGACGGCGGGGCGGAGGGGCGTTGAGCGTCAGGCATCGGGGCCCTCCTCCGTGATCAGCCGTATGCCGAGGATGCGGGCTGTCGGGGCGAGGAACGTCTGCACGCCGCGCAGGTAGAACGCAGTCCAGGTTTCGCCAGTGTCGACCGTGCCTGCATTGACCGAGTGCGTGAGGCCGCCGTCCACGGTCACCTCGTACACCGGGTCGCGCTCCTCGATGGTGTCCTCCGCCTCAGGGTCGTTCGACAGCATCCGCTCGGGGGTCACACCGAAGACCTCGGCGAACTGGGCGAGGTCGTTGACGGTGACCCGTCGCCGCCCAACTTCCAGCCCCCAGATGCGGTTCTCGGAGGCGCCCGAGTTGGCAGCCAGCTCGGCTTGTGTCCAGCCGCGTCGGGTGCGGAGCAGCTTCAGGTTCGCAGCCACCCGCTCAGCGGGAGTCACGACGCGCCCCTCCATGCCTGCCGGGCGAGCCAGCGACGCACGGTCTGATTGTGGCGGGCGTCCGCCAGCGCGTTGTGCTCGCCGGACTCCTGCTTCGGCAGGTCGTCCCAGTTGAACCCGAGGCGCCGAGCTTCCTGCTGAATGTCGTGGGTGAACATGGGCACCCCCTCCGGCAGGGCGATCATCGGCCCCCAGAGCTGGGCGAGCGCCACGTGGTCGTAGGCCCCGTAGTTCGCCCACAGCTCCACGTCGTCGGTGGCCTGTATGAACGCGGCCACCTCGGCGGCGATGGTCTTACGGGTCTTCACGCGCGGATCGCCGTAGTGGAACAGCCAGCGCTTCGACATGCTGTTCCGCAGGTCGCCGTGCCCTCTGGGCAGGTGCGGGACGACGTTCTCCATGAGCCACGCGTGCTTCCGGATTCGCCGCACAGGCATGTCCCGGTTTGCCGCGTAGTACTCCCGGCCGTCGTCGCAGACCATGCCGATGGAGATCAGCTCGATGGTGCGGCCGTCTTCCAGGAACTCAAGGTCGTAGTCGATAGCGGTCATGTCCGCCTCCGGTGCGGGTGGGTGCGGGTTGGGGTGGCTGGCCTAGACCCGCACGGCCAGGCCAGCCACCAGAGGTCGCCTCGCGGCAACGACCTAGGTGCACCATAACCCCTGAGCCTTGGAATCGTAGGCATATGCGAATAGAAAGCCTATGATTCAAAGGTCAACGGTCGATGCGGGCCAGCACCCCGCCACCCCGCAGGAGACACCATGGCCACACCACTCACAGCAGACCGGCTCCTCAAAGCCCTCCGTGACGAAGGCCTCCACGTCATCGAGCACCGCAACTGGCGCACGAACAACCGCAACCACAAAGGCCCCTGGGGCCCGACGCACGGCGTGATGATCCACCACACCGTCACCAGCGGCACCGCCAACAGCGTCGAGCTCTGCTACAACGGCCACAGCACACTCCCCGGGCCCCTCTGCCACGGCGTCATCGACAAGACCGGTGCCGTGCACCTGGTGTCCGCCGGGCGAGCCAACCACGCAGGCCTGGGCGACGACGATGTGCTGCGCGCCGTCATGTCCGAGCAGGAGCTCCCGCCGGACAACGAGGCCAACACCGACGGCAACCGCGCCTTCTACGGCTTCGAGGCCGTGAACCTCGGGGACGGAAAGGATCCATGGCCGCCCGCGCAGCTGCTCGCGATCGAGCGGGCGGCGGCAGCCATCTGCCGGGCGCATGGCTGGTCCGTGCGATCCGTACTCCGACACCTCGACTGGCAGCCCGGAAAGATCGACCCCCGAGGCGTCGACTGGACCGCCATGCAAGCCCGCATCGCTAAGCGCCTGACCCCGGATCCGGCCCCGACCAAGCCGCCCGCCACGAAGCCCCCCACCCCGGCCAAGCCCAACCCGCCGAAGGCGCCGGTCGTCGACCTCTCAAAGCTCATCGCCGCCGCCCGCTCCAACCCGAAGGTCAAGGGCACTCCCGTCACCTACGCCGGGGTCCGCATCGTCGAAACCGCCCTCGTCGACGCCGGCCTGCTGGCCAAGCCCCTTTCTGACGGGCACTACGGCACCAGCACCGTCACCGCCTACTCCCGCTGGCAGAAGTCCAAGGCCGGCGGCAGCTACACCGGGAAGGCCGCCGACGGCATCCCCGGCAAGGACTCCCTCACCCGGCTCGGCAAACGTGCCGGGTTCACCGTCACCCCCTGACCTCACCGAAGGAATCCACCATGACTCACTTCCCTCTCCCCGACACGCAGACCGTCATCAAGAGCGCGAGCACCTACGCCCGGGACCTCGCCGAGCGAGTTGCCGCAACGTTCCTTCAGGCGTTCGTCGGTGGGGCCGTGCTCACCCAGCCGTTCGACATCGGCATGTGGCAGGCAGCCGGTGTCGCAGGCGTTGCCGCAGCCGCATCCCTCGTCAAGGGAATCGTCGCCCGGTGGCGCGACGTCACCAACAGCGCATCCTTCGCCAAGGGAGTCTGATGCGGCAGGCGGCCCGGCGGCTCCGAAAGCGGTTGGGCCGCCGCGGGCGATTCCTCCTCCTGATCGGCATCGGAAAAATCTGCTGGGGCATCGGATTCATCGTCACCCCCGTACAAGACCCCATTGGGCTGCATCTCCTCACTGACCGGTGCAGCCTCTCCGCCTGGGCCTGGCTGTGGATCATCGCCGGGGCTGTCACTGCTGGGTCTGCGTTTCTCCCCATCGGCCGCGACCGGTGGGGCTTCTTCGCCGCGATCATCCCGCCGTCCGTCTGGGCTCTGGCCTACCTTTCCGCCGTCCTCACCGGCGAATACGCGCGGGGCGGCACTGTCGCCCTGTGGTACCTCACCTCGCACGTCGGGGTCATCATGTGGGCCAGCACGGTGCCGGAATTCTCCGTCCCCTCACCACCGCGCCGGGCCCGGAAAGGCAAGGCCCCGTGAACATCGGCGAGGTCGCCGCCCTGGTGGGCGCAGCGAGCAGCGTCCTGGGCGGCGGAACGTTCTTTGTCACCCGCGCAACAGTCCGCGCGGCACAAACAACCCGCCTGGCGAGTCAGGCGACCGACCGCGCGAACGAAGCCATAGCGAAACTCACGACGGAGCCGCAGGCCAAGGCCCAAGATCTGGCGGTTCTTGAGGCAACGGTCAGGCGAGTCGACGAGGAGAACGGGGCACTGCGCGGCCGGCTCGCGCGCGTCGAAGCGATCCTGCGCGGATTCTCGATCACGTTCGACCGGTGGTCCAGGCAGATGGACCGGGCCGGAATCGATCCCGAACCCGTCCACCCCCTGGTCGACGAGTACAACCGGACAGGAGTCTGACCATGCCGTTCCCCGAGGGTGTCCCGTCCGTCCCCGTCCGCTACGCCATCACGTCCCCGGCCGGCGGCGGCCCGGGGGAGGGCACCCTGCAGCTGATGCCGACCGTTCCCGCAATCCGCGTCCCGGGCGCGGACGGCGTCTTCACCGGTGGCGGCACCTACCAGTTCGCCGACGGGCAGCTCGTGGACGGGGAGGGCGAGCAGGTGCGCCTCCTCCCCACCAATGTCGACGGCGCCAACCCGGCCGTGTGGGCGTGGCTTGGCATCGAATCCGTGAACGGCTCCCAGCCCCGCCACTTCTACTTCGCCCTGGACGTCGACGCGGAAGAGGTCGACCTCGGGGCCGTCCAGCAGCTCGCCCCCGACCTCGCCCAGTACCTCGCCGTGTCGGGGGAGTCCGCCTACGACGCGTGGCGTCGCGCAGGCCACGAAGGCACCGAGGACGAGTTCCTCGCGAGCCTTGTCGGCCCACCCGGCGACATCACCGCAGCCAACGACTACACCGACGAGACTGTCACCCAGGGCCTGGCCGCCGAAGTCGCCCGAGCGGACGCCGCCTACGACCCGGCCGGCGCCGCCGCAGCAGCTCAAGCCGCAGCCGTCAGCACCGCCACGGCGGACGCCGCGGCGAAGGCGAACACCGCAAGAGACGCCGCTATCGCCTCGGCCGCCAGTGATGCCGCAACGAAGGCCAACAACGCCCAGAGCGGCGCGGTCTCTACGGCAGCGTCGGCAGCCGCCGCCCTGTACCTCCCCAAGGCGCTACTCACCGTCGATACGTTCATGTCCCAGGCCGGCACGAAAATCTTCGGGCACCGCGGGGCGGGCATGGTCGCGCCGGAGCACACCGAGGCCGCCTACGACTACGCGATCGCCCACGGCATCCAGGCCATGGAGCTGTCCGTCAACGTCGACTCCGAAGGCCAGCTGTGGTGCCTCCACGACCTCACCCTGGACAGAACCACGTACAACACAGGGGCCCTCAACACGTATCCGTCGACCGGAGTTGCCCAGCGCATCCTGACGAACGGCAGGGTGATGCTCGGGCAGGGCTGGACCGATCAGCCGATGGTGCCCCTCCGAAAGATGCTCGACAAGCACCTCGGGAAGGTCGTTCTGTTCCTGGAGCCCAAGGGCAACGACGCCGTCGTCCCGCTCCAGAACCTGCTGGCCACCTCGTACCCGCACGCGAACCAGTCGGTGATCTGGAAAGCCCACGTCGGCACATCCTTCACCTGGCCCAAGACCAACGGGTTCCGGACCTGGTGCTACGTCGATGACGCCTCAGCAGACGCGATCCTCGATGGCAAAGACGCTCAGGTCGACTACTGGGGGGTGTCCACGTCCATGTCGTCGGCCCGCCGGCAGCAGATCGTCGCCCGCGGTAAGCCGGTCTTCAGCTGGCCGGTGTACCGCCGCTCTCAGCGGACCGCCCTGGAAGCGGACGGCGTCGTCGGGCTGATGTCGTCCGACCCCGTGTACGTCCGTGGCGCCACCGCTCAGGCCACCGCATCCAGGTGGGACCAGCAGGTCAAAGAGTCGGGCGGCACACCCATGTTGGACTACACCGAAGCCGCCGCCCTCAAATTCTCCGAAACCGACGGCTGGGTCTCCATCAACCGATCCCGAGGCACCTATGGACTCGGCCGCTACTGCCCGATCGTCTCCGGGGCCGGCGGGCACCGCATCCAGATCGAGATGAAGTACGACCAGCTCAGCGGGGACCTCGCCGTCCACGGCGGCCTCTACCTGGGGAAAAACTCGGACGACGTCTACGAGTTCTCCACCCTCAACGCCACCCCCGGCTACCACCTCATCCTCCGCCAGAACGGAGTGCTACGCCTCTACCGGCACCTCACCACCCAGACCGGCGGAGTCGCCATCGGAGCCGGAGACATCGCGACGGATGCCGTGGTGGCCGGCCAGTCGATGACGATCCAGGTCGACGTCACCCCGACGACGATCGAGGCCCGGCGGCTCGGTAACGCCGCCTGGACCACCGGGCCCATCGCCGACACCACACACCGCGGCGGCTACTTCGGGCTCAGCAACGGCAGCATCACCGACACCGCGGTACGGCCCTTCTGGCGGAACCTCGCCATCACCCAACTGTAGAAAGATCCTTCTTGACCTCGGCGACCTGCGGCCCACTGTCCTGCTCGGGCATCTTCCACTGGTGCGCCGTGCCCTCACCGTCGACGTAGACGAGGGTCCCGCCCTTCGTCTGCGCCGCGGTGAGGTCGAAAGCCACGGCATCCCACACGAAGCTGCCCGGCTGGACCGGCCCGGACGTATTGAAGTCGCCCAGGACCACGTTGTACGACTCGCCGTCACCCTCATCCAGGGCCTGCCCGTCCGGAGCCTTCCACTGCCAACCCCCAGGGCCCATCGGGGACGACTCCTCGGCCGGCGCCGCGGTCGTGGGCCGCTTCTTCACCGTGACGACCGCGAAGATGTCCTTCGCCGGGGAGTCGCCGTCGCTCTCCTCCGCGAAGACGACGCTGGTCGGCGTCATCTCCAGAACACCAACCCCCTCGTCGCCAACGGTGAGGGCAGGGTCGCCCAGCACGTGCACCGTCTCGTCGACCGGCGGGGCGGCAGGCTCGTTGCCGTCCCCGCCCGTTCCGCCCCCTTCGCTGTCGCCGGCGCAGTTCTTCACCCACTCGGCCTGACCGAGGCTGGTGTCGGAGCAGTCGAAGGCTGGCGACGCCTTGGCTGCCGCCGGCTTCCCGTTCGCGGGGTCGCCGCTATTCGTCCCGCACCCGGACAGTGCGGCGATGAGAAGGAGTGCTGTCCCTGTAGCTGTGCGAGTGCGCATGATCTGTCCCCCATAGGTGTTCTGCGAGGGCCTGACCGTAGCGACCCCCACACACTCCGTGGTGCCACATGTTCCGGTGGTGACGGAGTTGTGACCAAACAGCGGGGGAGAGGTAGACGCGCCTGCGCCCCGCTCTCATTCGAGGGCGGGGCGCTTCGTCGTTCTTGGCGAGGAGGCCGGAGCCTCGTGCCGATGCAACCAGGGCTATCCCTGAGCGGAGGTAGTCAGCTCCATCATCTTCTGGAAGTAGGTCGGGCCGTCGATCTCCCTTACCTCGTACTGGCGCATCAGTTCCTCGATCTTGGCCTTGAGCTCTTCCCGGTCCACTGGCATCTCCCAACGCGTCAGAACTTGTGGGGGACAGTAGCGCGATGCGAGCCCCTGGATCTCCACGCCCGCCCGTACCGGACTAGCGCATAACGTTCCCTGAAGCGTTGCCAGTGGACGCAATCCGGGCAGTACGCGGGGGGTGTGTCGTCGCGGCGCGAGACGGCCCTGACGGAGGTCGGCGTCCTTTGGTGTCGACCTCCGCCCCTCGACTGGGTCAGTGTCGACTCTGAACCCATACGATCAACACCGCAGTGATGCTGGCGCCCAGCTTGGATGCGGCCCCGCGGAGCAGTTCGTCGTACAGATCGGCGGGTCTCTGTGGACGAAGGCGTCTCGCCAACACCCTCAGGCGCGTGGTCGCCTTCTCTGTGTCTGGCCTACGATGACGCACGGACAGTCCTCTCCTCGCGGTTGGGGTTGCCGCAAAGAAGCCCTACCGGCGTGAGGCCTAGGAACCGAGCCGGGTTCGGGCTTCTTCTGCGTGGCACCGGAGTCTAGGCCGATTAGGTGCCCGCCGCGCGTAGCCCCCTGCAACCCCACCGCTCCCCAATCAGACTGTCTGGACTGAACCGGTCCAGACGGGTCTGGGGCGGACTGGAACGCACGAAACGACATAGAGCCGAGTGACGCATGTCACCAGAAGACGCTGGCCCGTAGCTGCCCCGCTGGGTGGTTGCTGGTGATCCCACCCTCGATAACATGCCATATCGCGGGCGAAAAAACGGTACAATTGGCCATGCCTCCGAACCCCGCAAAACCTCGCCCCGAAGCAGTTGCCGCCGCCGACTGGTGGGCACAGCAACTCGACCAACCGCCCGTACACGGACTCGGCGCCCGAGAGCAGACGGACTTCGCGAACGCCGCCACCGCTGTCGCGCGGACGCCGAAGACGGCCGAGCAGATCGAAGCCTTCCGCATCGCACTCGCAGAGGTGATCGAACGGAAGCTGAGTGACCGTCCGGAGAGCTGGCGACCTGACGATCCATCGTGGGGAAGCTACTCCCGCACCATTGCGGGCGACTACCGCCCTGCCGAGGAGCTAGAGACAGCCGCCGAGGCGGCAGGTTTCCAGTTGAAGATGTTCGACGTCCCCATGAAGACGGTGATGTGGGTTAACCCGGGGATCGTCAAGGTGGCGGTCGGACATGGCGGCATTGCGGAAGTCGTATGGCAGGAGAGCCGGTGATGTTCAAGACCGAGGAGACCCGCCGCGTCCGACTGAAGGGCGGCACTCGCGTCCACGACGTGCAAGTCCCGCACACCCGCCCAATGACCACCGCCTGCGGGAAGTACATCAAGCTCTTCGATGCCCGGGGCCGCCTACTGGATCGGCCGCTCTCGGGGGCAGAGGACGTCACAGTCACCTGTCCGATCTGCTTGCGCGCCGGAGATCGCCCGTGACCGACGCCCTCGTCCCGCGCCAGCCGGACGCCGCCCCCGCCGTCTACGACGCTGCGACGCTCGCCGTCCTGGCCGCCATCGAGCAAGCCGCCGAACAGCACCTCGACAACCTCATCCCCAAGAACACGAAGCGCGGTTACGAGAACGACTGGAACCTATGGAGCGAGTTCCACGACTGGCTCGCCGAACGCACCGGCCAAGCGCTGCCGCTGACGGCCGTCACCAAAGGCACCCTCGTTGGGTTTGTCGTCTGGCTCGACACAGTCAAGCTGGCCGCACCCAACTCAATTGACCGGCGCATCACCGGAGTCACCGTCACCACGCGCGGGCTCGGCGTTGAAGTACCCAAGGAGGCAACCGTCGCCGCCCGCAAAGCCCTCAAACCGCTCAAGAACGATGAGGACCGCATCGCGCGTGGACGCGGCGCCGCCAAAGCCGCCACCCCCGACCAGCTCCGACAGATGGCCGCCGCCGTACCCGAGGGACTCACCGGGCTCCGTGATCGCGCCCTCTGGCTCATGGCCTTCTTCATCGCCGGGCGCTCCGCAGAAGTCGCCGCCATCCGAGTCGAAGGCATCGCCCTCCACGGCGAAGGCCTCAAGGTGCGAGTGCCAGGCGTCAAGGGCAAGTCTGCCCGCGAGGTCGTCGTCATGTACGACAAGAACCCCGACACCTGCCCCGTCCGGGCATGGTCCACATGGAAGGCCGCCAGCGGCATCACCACAGGTGCCGCCTTCCGGGCCATCGATGTCTGGGGCAACATTGCCGACCGCCACCTGACAGCCCAAGCCGTCCGCGAGATCATCGCGCGCAACGCTGAACGCGCAGGCGTCACCGTCCGCCTTACCGGCCACAGCATGCGAGCTGGATTCATCACGGCCAGCCGCCGCGCAGGCAAGCGCGAAGAGAAGATCCGCGAGCAGTCCGGGCACGCAGAAGGGAGCCCGGTCTTTTGGCGGTACATCCGCGAGGCCGACAAGTGGGTCGACGCCGCAAGCGACGGCATCCTCTGATCAACCGTTTCCGGTCACACCTCTACCCCTGTGGCCGGTTCGGGTGCATCGTGGTTCTCGCAGCTCCGCATCCCGAGGGTGTGGTTCTGCTCAGGCCCCCGCCTGTGTCACCCCCCGTCGCGGGCGGGGTCTGCCGCTCCTCCCGGCTCCCCACGGGAGGCTTCGCGGCTGCCCGGGGTCAGGCTGTACGCACGAAGCGCGGCCCTGCACCCCCGCCAAAGGGACTGCAGCAAGACCGCGCTTCGGTTGTGCCGGTTGGAGCCCCAGCAGCGCCAGGAACACTCCTCACCGTAGTGGCCGCGCAGCTGGCGTAGCCAGAGCCGCGGCGGGGCTGGCGCGATTCTGAACCAATCCTCACGCCGCTTCGTACTGGTGCGCCCTGCCGCCCCGCCACTCGACCCAGTCGCCTTGGTCGAGGAGGTCGGCAGCGTCGGGGAGCCCGGCCCGGCGGAGGAATTCGATGACGTCTCCGTCGTCGTGGGCGAGCCCGGCGATCTGTCCTTGGATGGTGACTCGCCGGCCGCCGGTGGGGGAGGGGCGGTGGATGACTATGGGCGCGGCCATACGTCCAGGGTGCGCCGGGGGTGTGGGGGCTGCTACCCGAGGATGCCGAGTTCGGTGTCGGGCCTGCAGTGGGTGCAGGCGGTGACGCCTTGGCCGAGAAGCTCGACGGCTTGTTCGCGGCTGATGGTGCGGCGTCTTTTGCCTGCCATGTGGCATCCGCCGATGTGGACGTCGACGGGTGGTGCGCCTTGTCCGATGCCGAGCTCGACAATCCAGTCGGGTGCGGCTTCTGCTCGCTGCTGCTCCAGGCGAGCCTTGGCTTGCTGCTCCTGCTCTGCCGCCAGGATCGCCTGGTCGATTCGTCCGAGCCACATGGCGTACCAGGTGCGGAGGGTTCGGAGGCGGTCGAGGTCGGGCGGCAGGTCGTACATGCGTTCGAGTCTAGCTCCGTCCGAAGGATGCTGTTCCTGGCGTATCTTTTCTAGTTCATCTTGATTGTCAATCAAGAACAGCTATCTTGAATGCATGCCGAAGAAGCCCTCCTCTACGGAGCCGAACAGCCACTTCTGGTTCATGTCCGTCATGACCATGAACGCCGCCGGGCCCTGGTTCAACGACTACCAGGGCACCCTGACGCTTGCCCCTGGGGCGACCCGGCTGGAGGTGTTCAACCAGATCCGCGAGGAGGTTGCCCAAAACGACCCCCGCAGCCGAGGGTCGCTCGTCATCGCCTTCGACATCCAGCCCAACGAACTCTAAGGATCAGCGCCATGGCTGAAGAGAAATCTCAGCGCCTCCTCCCCACCGGTACCTGCTGGTGCGGATGTCTCACCGAGACCGGCATCGGCAGCTTCTTCGCGCGAGGCCACGACAAGATCGCCGAAGCCGCGTACATGGCCGTCCACCACGGCGGATCCGTCGCCCAGCTTCTTCACGACACAGGGCACGCGCCCGGCGGCGAGAAGGGGACCGTCCGCGCTGCCGCCCTCAAGAAGGGCTGGGAACTCTGCCCCAAGGGCTGCGGGTACGCCGGGGCCCCGGCCAGCATCAACAACCACATCAACCGACACCACAAGGAGAGCTGACCGTGAGCGGTATCTACGACGACGGCGCGACCTACGGCCCCAACCCGGACGCCCAGCCCCCGCAGGACGTTCCTGCCGACCCGATCTACGACGACGGAGCCCAGTACGGGCCCACCACCGAGCAGTGAGGATCACGACCATGGACGATCTGACCCGCCAGTTCATAGGGGCGTTTGTTCGCTACACGGTCATCCCGCTGGCTCTCGGGTTCGGTGCTTATGCGGCTGTCCTTCTCGCGGGTCCGGGTGGGGATGACCTGAGCCTGACGCGGCTGCTGGTCGGATTCCTGGCCTGGGTGAGCGTTGCCGCCGCCACGGTGTACGTCACGCACCGCATGGACGGGCGGTAGCAGCACAGCGCAACGCCCTGGCCACCTCTAATGGCCAGGGCGTCGCCGTGTCAGCGTATCGCCCACTCCGCCCGCGCCTGCCCTGCCACACTCGTCGCCCGACCTGGAGGGAACCTGATGAACGACACGCTCGACCCTGACAGACCCGCACCCCGCAACCGCGCCCGGATAGCCCTCGCCGTCGGGGTCGTGCTCCTGCTGGTGGCCGGTGCCGCCGTCGGCGGATACCTCGCCGGGCGATCGACCCCCGTGGAAGCGGCTGATCCGTGTGTCGAGACTCGGCAGGCGGTGCTCGACATGAAGGAAGAGGTCGGCGCCGCTAAGCCGGAGGTTGCCGCGAGCATCACCCGCACCCAGTTGAACGTGGTGGTGCAGAACCCGGAGTGCTTCTCGGTGAAGGAACGGGCGGCAGCTCAGACGGTGTTGGACTCGGCGGATCAGGAGGCGGCGTCGGAGGCGTTGTGTAGCGCGTCGGATCGTCCTTGGTGGGAATGCTGACGGTTGCCGCTACCGTCCTGCCACACTGGCATTGCCCCCGTCGCCTCCCCCGTCGGCGGGGGCCCCCGAGGAGGACACCGTGGCCGAGCCCGTCTACACCGCGCGCTACCTGCGCTATGGGGAGCAGAGCGCAGAAGAATGCGACTCGCTTGATGAGGCGCTCGCGTTCCTGACCCTCGGCTGGGATAGGGGAGAGCTGTCCGAGACTGAGATCGCCGGACCGGACGGCAAGGTCATCCTGGAGGGGCCGGAGCTCCTGAAGCGCATGACGGACACGCTGGTCTGATCGAGCCCGGGTTGTCAGCGCCCGCCGATACGCTTGTCAGACCAACCCCTAGGATCCAAAGGGCCCGCGAATCAGGGTGTTGCTTCTGAACCCGCCCCCATCCTGGCTGCTCCCGGGACGGGGGCGGGGCTGCGTCCGGCGTTACTCGACAGCGCCCATCCGCTCCGCCATCCGCTCGAACAGTGCGGCGGCTGCCTGCCTGTCGGCCGGGGACGGTGACTCGTTGGGTCGTGCCACGTTGAGCGCCGCCCGCAGCTCGCGCTTTGTGAAGTACAGGGTGTACACCGCGTCCTCGTCGGCTTCGGCGGCGGCGCAGGCCTCTGCGAAGGTCGTCATGCCCCGCTAACGCACCCGCCAGCGGAAGGTCACCTCAACCGTCTGAGGACTCCTCCGGGTGCAGCACGATCCTCTTCGCCGCCTGCTCCAGCTTGAACCGGTTGCCGTCCCCGGCTTCCTCGGTCACCGCCTGCTGGAACGCTTCTGCCGCCTCCAGCCACGGCGCCCAGCCCTCGGGGGTGTAGGGCTGGGCTGTCACGGTCTGGTGCGCCTCGACAGCAGCCCGGCACAACTGGATCAGGTTCTCACTCGGATTCGCCACGGCCGGATCCTAGACGGCGCCACTGACAGCACCCGGAACCGGCACCAACTCGGTCACCGATTCCCTTTGGGAACGCCACTCCTCGTGGTCAACCATGGATGCATGGACGTCATAGACCTGGATCAGCGGAGGCATGAGGCCGAAGGCCCCGCCCCCGAGTACGCAACCTGCCCCTGCGGCGAAGCGTGGTTCGAGCTTCGCGCCACCCCCGACAAGCCCGGCGCGGTCTGCATGAGCCCAAGCGGGTCCATCACCGGATACGCCGGAACTCCGCACTGCATCGGCTGCGGGGCCCGGTACGCCGGAACAGCCCCGACGGCACGAAAGGGGCGGTGACGCGGAGGGCCATCTGGCATGCTGGCGGTGGCCCGCTCGCCCAACCGGTTTGAGAACCCGGGGGTTGCTAATAACAACTTCGGGTGAGCGGGCCACTCGTCTGCCATGCTGGTCACGGACGGAGCGCTCCTCGTTCGATCGACGGGGAGCCCACGGCGGCCCGCGCGAACCCCGTGCTCCCGGGTTGGGTTGAACCCAGGGCCGCCACCAAGCCCACACGCCCGCCCTCCACGCGAGGGCGGGCGTTCGTGCGTTCAGGCCGGGCTGTCAGCGCAGTACGTCACGATGGAGGCATGCCTCCCCGCCTCGCCACCCACCAAGGCCTTAGCGCCGAAGAGATCCTCTACACGCTCTACGGCCGACGCACCGTCCCCCTGTACCGGATCGGCCTCGTCGTCATCACCGGCACCTACACGCCTCGCGCACCCGAGCCGGACTGGCCTCACACCCCCGGCGAAATCCTTGTAGTCGAGCACACCCAGGACGGGTCCCGTGAGCTGCTCGCACCCCACCGCGACCCCTACACGGCCTGGGAAGACGCCACCTGGTGCACCCACGGCACGGACGATCTAGAGTCAGCCCTAGAGCTCGCCGAACTCGTCACCAGCGACCGGCCGCGCGGCTACTACACGTGGACCGAGGACGGTTGGTCCTACGAAGCCGAGCAGGACGTAGCGCACCGGCGATGGGCGGGCGACCCTGACGGCTACGCCCGCGTCGACGACCACGCAAGAGGGAACTACTAG